ATAAATTATCAACCCCAACAACTTTTAAATCATTAGTTCTTGGTGCTACTGATAAATATCTTATTGAATTTCCCTTACTTCCTGCATATGGATCTACATATTTTACATTTTCCAAGCCTTTAATTTTCCTTAATTTATGCAACGGGTAATAAGTCGTCATCAATTTAGCATGTGCAATGTGAATAAAACTGCAACATTTAAAAAAGTATTTGAAACTACAGAAGAAAGTGTTTCTACATTATATAAAGAACTTCCAGAATACACTACAGCACAAAAAGTTTATAAAGTTAGAATGTTAAATAATCTCACTCAAAAAGAATTCGCTAATAAGAGTGGGGTTGGATATTCCACAATATGCAAATATGAGACTGGTTATAATACAAGCAAAAATAATATTAAAAAAATATGTAATACATTTAACTTGCCATACGATTATTTTTACTAATAAAAAACTGGAAATTCTTTTTTGAATTCCAGTTTTTTATTATCTTCTTTTTTTAATAATTAAAATTACGCGCTTAGTTTTTTTGTCACTCTCACCACTCATTTGTTATTCGCTCCCCTTATATCTTCCTTTAATTTCCCTTAGGAGGTTGATGCATAAACGTTTCTTTATGTAAATTATTATATAAAGTTATTCAATATTTGTAAAATAATAAAAAGTTGCCAAAACTCTATTGAATTTTGGCAACTTTTCTAGTTTTTTTTGCAACATTTTTAACATTTTTTCTTTTAATTTGCTTTGATTATTTTACCATCCGCCTGGATCATTAGATTGTAGATGAATTTGATTAGTGCTAGACATTGTGCCATTTTTAGCATTGTTAGTACTTGTAGTTTGACTTGATGCAAATGCAACATTTGTTAATAACATTGATGTTGCAACCACTGCTAATATAATTTTTTTCATGAATAATACCTCCATATAAGTTTACTTTTTTTACATTTCTTCTGTAAACATTGTAACATATTAACAGAATAAGACGATTAAAAAATATATATTTCCTAATTTTTTAATTTTATCAAAGATTTTCTATTAATTTATCATTAAATAGATTGCTTTTCTCCTCATTTCGATATTTATAATACTTTACAAGTTTGGCATAAATCTTATTGTAATCCACCATTAAGCTTTTCTCTTTTTTAATCAATGCTTCTATATTGGATTCATCTTCTCTTTCCATATAAATTTCTAATAAATCATTAAGTGTTTTTTTCGTAACCTCTGTATCGTCTGCCTTATTTTTTTCACATACTTCTAATGCTCTTAGAAGATATGACTCGTAATCTCCATTTATAGATTTATAAACCAACGATGCAAAATATAAATTTTCCGCTAAATACCAATTTCCAGGATTATGTTCTAAAGATTTATCAATTGATATTTGTGCATCTTTATATTTCCTTTGTTTTAAATAAACTTCTGCTACATTCCTGTATGTCATTGCTATCAAACCTTTATCATTTATTCGAGCTACTGGTTCCATTATTTCAATAAATCTATTGGCAGCTTCTTCTAATTCATTGTTATCAAGCAGGCAATTTGCATATAGCATCTTAATGTCAAGTTTCCTTCTATCATTCAACTCAAATTCATCTGTAAGTTTTTTTAAATATTTTTTTGCTTTATCATATTTTTCGGTTTTCTTATATATTAATGCTTTGTTAAAATAAATTCGCTGAGAAATTTCAGAATTATTTAAGTCTTTATTTATTTTAAGCGCATAATTAAGCTGTTCTAATGCTGGTTCATAATTTTTCCGTGCAACATCGTTCCGAGATTTGCTAATATATAAATTAGCTTCACCATGTATGTTATTTGAATTAAGACATATTTTTAATCCGCAGCTACACATTTGATCACTTCTTGTATATTTTTCCTTAAAGTAATAAATAGTTGCAGCTAATTTATACATTTCAATTTTCATATCATCTTTAATATTATATTTTTTTATTAAATTTTCTCCATAATTAAGTTTCCCCTCTAAATCACACAGTTCTTTAATATCATTTAAGGCATGTATAATACTTTTTGAAAATACATTGTTAGCTTGACTATCTTCATCTTCAGTTAATTGCTCAGCTGTAATGTGATCAATCTTAATCTCTTTCATATCTATAACTTTATTAATGTTCTTTGTAATTCCAATAGCCAATTTATAGCTTAAATGCTTCTTGCCATTTTCAATCCGACTAATTAAAAATTTTGAACATACTCTGTCGGCAACATCATCTTGAGTTGCTCCAATGAGTATTCTAAAATTCTTTAATTTTAAATTTGGAGACATAATTTCATTATCAAACATTTTTTGCTTTCCCTTCATTCTGGAATTTAATATATACCTAACAAAAGAAAAGCTTGTATATGTAAATTGGTTCTATATTATATAAATATAGACAAATATTCATAAATATAATATAATTACATTGCTAACATTCTTTTGTTAGTATTGGACGCTCTGCAATGCAAGATGGTCAAATCAGTGTATTGCAGAGTTATTTTTTCTCTAAGATTAATTTTACTAAAATATAGTAAAACATAAAACTGCTTTTTATTCCCCAAATTAGACTTTTAATTCTCATTTTACCAATTATTTCCCTTGTAAACATTTTCTTTTATAGAATTACATCTAAACCATTAGATCACACCCATCCCAACAGTTTTCTTTCTAGCAAATCCCAATCATATTCTCTAGCCTCAAAATTATCAAACTTTGTTTTTGGATTCCACCCACCAGAGTCATTATCTACCACCTTAAAAGCATTCTTCACTTTACTTATGTTATTAATGGCCCAAAGAGTATATCCATACAAATTGTTTGCGCCCTTATCAGCTGCATAATTAAATGCCTCAATTATTTTATCAACTTTATCTTTAGCAACTTTTAAAAGACTCTTAGCCTGTTTCTGTGTAAATCCTAATTCTATTATTTTATTTTCCTCTTCTGTAATCTCTGTAAAATGTATTTGTCCGGCTACTGGAGGTTTTCCATCGCTATCTACTGGCTTATTTATAAACAAATACTTTAGTAATTTATAAGTGTTCTTCTTACCGACTTTAGTCATTATTATTCCACCCCCTTAATTCATTTCACCGTATAAATCATTTTATTGTATGAAACAATATTAAATCATTTTGCCGTATAAGTCAACCATTATCATTATACTTTTTATTCACTTTGTGATATAATTAATTTATAAGATAAAAAACGGAGTTGATTGAATGGATAAAAAAATATCTAAAAATGAAAACCGAGAAAAACTAACTGTTCTTGTAGATAAAGACATTAAAAAGGATATGAAAAAAGAAATTGTAGATCTTGATTGCTCTATGGGAGAATTTATAGAAATGATTTTTAATATTTACAAGGATACTAAAAAATAAGACATTAGAATTAAATCTGATGTCTTATTTTTTTGTTCTAATACTAAGTAGTATGTATAGATAATTAATATTTTTTAATTAATATAAGCTTAAGTAATATAGCGTTCTAAAAGTGTAACCTTTTTCGAGTTCCATTAATGAAACCTAATCTAGTTACTATTTTAGAACTTGATTAGGTTTCATTAATGGAACTTTTGTAATATTTTAGTATTGTGAATTAAACACGCTTACATTTATCTCTATATTTGCCAAAATCCCTATAAGTTAATTCTGTGATTTTATACATATCACTTTATGGACATTCCTGAATAGTATTTAAAACTATTTGCCTTACAGATAAATCATGTCTCGCTAATCCATAGCAGGATAATACATTATGAACTAACATCCAATCATGTCTTTGTTGTGTTATTAACCTATCTATAAAATAATACTGATCGCCTTGATATACCTTATTTAATTTAACTGCACATATTTTATAAGGTATTATGCTATTCTCTTTTAAATAACTCCAAATCTTTGATTATCAAATAAATCACCATAACCATCTGAAGGAGTAAATAAATAATAATGTTCTTCTTCCATAAATCCTCTCTTAATCTAATTTATGTAAATTTCCAAACGGCAAATATCCTGCAAAATCCTTTATAAACAAAAAAAGCAAGGGAAACTTAAGGAAAAATACAACTAGTGTATTCCTCAAATCCTTGCAATTACTTGCTGCGAGATAAGCCGTAAGCCGAGTTCTATATTATGATATGCCCGTATTTTTTAATATCTATATGTATCTCAGAATATCTTACGTGCTTTGAAAATACTAATTATAAAAGTACTTTTATATTTGTTTGTAACTTATTATATTTTAACACAAACAATCTTTCCTCTTGTTTATAATAACTTTAAAAGGCCAAGAATTAAATAAGCATCTTGGTCTTTTAAAAGCATTTTCTAATTTAAATTATCATAACATTCATTATTATAGAACATAAAAACAGAAAACTTTATTCATTTAAAATGGCATATCATCATCTTCTTCATATTCTATTTTTATTGTCTCCAATCTCGTTGTTATATTACTAATTAATATGTTTTGTCTAGTATTGCTTAACTTTTTAAAAAATGCATAAAACTCTCTAATTGTTTCAATCTTAATATCTTTTTTGGTAATATATGTATAACCACAATCAATGAAACAGGATATTAAATCATTATTATTTTGAAGCACTTGTTCCAGTAAAGAATTTTTAATTACCGATTCCAGTGAATTAATTATTTTTTTAGGTTCATTTACAGTACTAAGTCCATTCTTTATAAATTTTATATGCGAAATTAGTTCTTCTACAAAAGTTATATAAATAGATTTTTCATAATTAGTAAAATCTATTTCTACAAATGTATCTTCAGAAAGACATTGCATAATTTCATAAAATGATTCAATTCGTTTCTTTGGATTGGCTACTATCATTTTATCAATTATATGTTGATATTTAAAATCAGAAACATCATAATCTTCTAACAACTTATTAAATAACTTTCCAAGAAAATATATTTCGGTTTGATGATTATACTTTCTGTCATGTATTTCTTCTGGAAAATCACTCACTGGCCAATTAAGTAATATACTTGCTTCTTTCTCAGATTCAATTTCAATCTTTTTTCCAAATCCAAAATCTATTATTTTAACAACTCCATCATTGGTTATAAGTATATTTTCATTTCTAATATCTCTATGTAATACTTTATTCTGCTCTAGATATTCAAACCCTTCGATTAACTGGATAAATATACTTTCAAAAACTTCATTACTTTGAAAAAATAAATAGTTATCGATAGTTTCTCCTTCAATATTTTCCATAAGAATATATCCAGTAGTATGTTCGGGATATAAAAAATAATTATATATCCTCACAATATTTTTGTGTGATAATAAATACATTATTTTTATCTCATCTATAAATCTAGGAAAATACTCATTTTGCTTGTCAGCATTATAAGTAGAATATTTTTTACAAACAAAATTCATTCCTGTGATTTCATCTTTTACTAGAATAGCTTTCCCAGTGCCACCTCGTCCAACTTTCCTTTGATACGTGTACTCTTTTTGCCTTAAAAACTTTACTATATGACCTGGATTCATATCCATTTATTTCACCCGCCTCAATAAAATAATATATATTAATATCTAAATAATAATTTACTTTGAGTATTTTTTCTGCATCTATTTCCTAATTGTAGCATACTCTACCAATAAAGTACTAGTGTAAATTAATTACTACTATTATTACAAATATCACTTTATGAGATTTAAACTCACGATTTCTGGATTCTGTTTTATATCAAAAATTCTTTTATCAAATGCTCTTATACATTCTTATTACTAGGTTGTACATTCTTATAATATCTTGCACTTTCTTAACTTTAATAAAACTTATGTGTTAAAAATATGTTAATATGTGTTATAGAATTTTACTTGTTTCTTATAACTTTAAAAGACCAAGAAAATAAATCTCGGTCTTTTAAAGTCATTTTCAAACAAATCCAAAATATCATTACCTACTTCGAATTATAAATCTATCTAAATTTTTTTCTAAATTAAAATAAGATATTATTTTAAATAGATGTAGAACCGAAACTTATAATACAGTGTTTACCCATTCATAAATACTGTTTACAGTACCTAAACACAATCTGTAAGTATTCTCAAAATAATCCCTATCTATTTTAGCTATTTCATTCTCACTTAGGCTATGAATATTAAATTTCTCCATATATTTTTTATCAACTTTCCCTTGATTATGGAGATGAATATTTCTTCTATTCAAACATTCCATCAAAGTACTAAAATTTTGAACAATGTAATCTACTCCCAAATCTTTTAATATCTCAACTAAATCTTTAATGTATTTTCCTTTTAATCCCTCATTAACTATATTATCTTTAAATTCATTAAAGTTTTCATAGTTACTCAAATCCCTCATTTTCATGTTTTTATCTTTATTGTATAACTTATCTATATATTCAAAAAACCTATTATTCATAAGTAACTTAACCATATCAAAAACCACTGCATCAAAACCTGCTACCAAAAGTATAAACCCCTGCCTATATATATTAAGAATATTTTTCTCATTATTCATGTTAAATAGTATTTCGGCTTGTCCTATTTCTTCTGAAACATATTCTAATGCATCAATTTCTTCAATTATTACTTTATATAAAAAAGTATTTTTTATATATTTATCTTCTCCTCTAGATACTTTTTCATTATATTCATCAACGAAATCCATATTATGTATCTTTTGAAAATCTAATAGAGACTTTATTTCTTTATCAAAATACCTACCCAATTCCTCTAAAGTTTGAATTGGCTCTTCAATCTCTTCATAACCCATTGTTACATATGTTAATACAGATTCAATAGTATCATCTTTCTTTACATTCTCAATTATCCCATGCATCAATATCTCATTAGCTGTTCCTTTAATTTCTTCAATTTTACTAGGTAACATTAAATAATACTTTTTTAACGTTTCTAATATTAGACTAGGTGTTGATAAATATATATTTTCATTTTCTTCTTCATCATAGGAATCAGTGTATATTTTAAACTTCAATAATATTTTAAAAATATTATCTATATTCCTCCACTCTGGTAAACTTGTATTCTCTTCCATGAAGTCAATATACTTCTTGATACTTTCACTTTCTTTTTCAAATCTATTCCTAATATCAACCAAACTTTCTTTATTATCAATCATAAACAATCCTCATTCCATTTTATAAAGTCTCAAGTTATCTTTTTACATATTAAATTAATATTTCTTTAAATTCAGTTAATATTGATTCTACACACTCCTTTGATAGTTCTCCCAGTTCTTTATCTTCAATATAACAATACTTGTCTATAAAATTATCAATTGCAATCATTTTTTCCTTATCCTCATAACATCTAGCTAATGTTGATACTAGCGCAACATACAACCCACCTTTTGTTCTTATTGAATCTGCAAGAACTATTCCACCATAGGTAAACATTTTGATGTCAGAATATCTATTATCCGCAAGTGAAGTGAATTTTGCTCTTATTATATGTTCACATCTTATAGATAGATTTACTAAATCCGAATTTGTCATAATATCCATCTCCTTTTTTCATCTTCTAATCTTCTAACACAGTAATATTTACTTGTCTTAAATAATCATCGAAATCTCTGTAATGAGGAATACAAGCATTTATTAAATTCCCAATAGCATATTGCTTTCTTGTTATTGTCATATCAAATATTCTTGGATATGGAATAAAACTTCTAATACCATCTATGTCTACTCCATAAAATGCCTCTACCATATTTCCATTATACATAAGAAGATATCTTTTCTTATATGGTCTATTGTTAAAAAAACTATGTGCCCATTGTTCACCAAATTCCTCATCTCTTTCATCTGGCCAGCTTCTATCACTCAATATTGATATATTAATATTATTTCTATAAATACAAAGTCCAAAGTCATCATCATAATTCCAATCACTGGGATAACTTTCCATTATCATTTGTATAAACTCATCATAATTCATTATTTACACCCCTTTCTATATTATAATAATTATTCATATAATAGCAAAATCCTCTTTTATTTAAAACTTTTTAACATAACTTTATCATGTCAAACTTCATTAAATAATTTATCTATAATGCTAATTAGCCTAAAATAAAAAGAGATATTGCGCTTACACACAATATCTCTTTTTATTTTATTCTAACATTTTTGTATTCATGAAACTACGTACAAATTCTTTATTCTCATTATACTCGAATTCATTAAGTAATTCATATTTGTTATTTTTAAGCTTAATTATATTATTAAATTTATACTTAGAATATTCTTTTTCTTCAAAGCCGATAGAAGATACAATCAATTGTACTTCTTCACTAACTTCACTAAATAAATAATCAAATAGTTCTCTCTTCTTTTCTTTGTCTGTTTCAACATTATTAGGACTATCTAATACCAATGGAAATCTTATTGCATTTGGATTAAATTCATCTCTAATTTTCAACAAATTAATATACCACATGATAGTTGCGATTGGCTTATTGCTACCTCCAGCTGTAAATACATTACTTACATCTAATAAATTTTTGTTTTTTATTTCTTTTAATCCAAATCTTTCTTTATCTTTTATCATAAGCTCATAATATCTAGAATTTATTTTCTTTTTAGCTTCATCATAGTTCCTTTTCTCTTTATTTAACTCCTTCAATCTTTCATCTATGGTTAAAAGGTTTGATGTTATTGTTCCTAATTCCCGTATTATAGTTTCCCTAAGTTCAATATATCCTTTATATTTTAAAATATCATTTATTTCTCTTGAGTTAATACTTATTTTTTCTTCGTATACATTTAATATTTCTAAAATATCTCTATACTTACTTTCTTCATTCTTAATCTTTTTCTCTATATTTATTAATATAAATTCTAAATCTTGTTTTAAAAATAATATGTCTTCTATCGTATTGTATTTTTGGATACGAACTTCTAACTCATCCTCAATCCTTGATTTACAATATGGACAAATATGATTGATAATTTGTTTTACTTCTTTTTCTGTATCATTGTTAAATACGTCTAATTCTTTAACATTGGAAATTAATTCTTCTTTTTGATTTCGAAGATTAATTAGGGATTTTTTTATTTTGTTTAAATTATCAATTATCGTATTATATTCATCCTTGTATTGTTCTACTTCTATTTTCAGACTTTCTATATTCGTTGAATAATCAGTTCCTTTAATACTTTTATTAATTTTTTCGAGCATATTTTGATTAATAGTTCTCTCATCTTGATACTCTTTATGATTTCCTTTTAATTTTTCCAATTCTTTAATAAGTGTATAATATTCTCTAGTATACACATTAAAATGATAATATAACACTTTGTCTTTATAATTAGAGTATTGTTGCAGATTCTTGAATGAACTAAAGTTTGTACCACGCATTTCATCTTGGTCTATATAATTAAGTAAATAATTATATGCAGGTGGAGTTATTTCTAACTTATCATCTTTTTTATTTGGTAATTCTACTGCAAAATCAAATAATTCTTTTAAATATTCTGCAAGTTCTTCTCTAGTAATAGTTTTATATAATTCCTTAAAACCATCTTTTAAATATATCTTGAATAATCTTCCATGCCTAAATATATAGTATGATTTTTCTTTTACAATAAATTCTAAAATGAAAATTTTATTCTCCACATCCCATTGACCATCAAAAATACAATCTGCACCCAAAGAATGATAAATACTTTTTAGTATAATAGATTTTCCTCTTTTAGTTCCATCTATTTCACTCGAAGTTATAATATTTCGTCCTTTAGTAAAGGGTATGACTTTAGCTTTCTTTTCATTTATTGAAAAAATATATAATTTAGTTATTATCAATCTATTCATAAACACCCTCTCCATATCTTACTAAAACTAATATGACTAATGCTTTCTTATCATCTGTAGTATATTCTAATGTAAATTCATTCGAAAATATTTCTATTAATATTTCTGTAGTTTCTTCGAAAGTTTTATCTAATTCTTCCAAATGTTCATTAATATATTGGGCAATCATCTCTTCAATTTTTTTTAATTGCTTATTTATAGTTAATTCTTTTACTATTTTACCAAGAGCTATATTCATCTTTGTATTATCTCTAAATCCATCATATATTTCATTAATTTTTGTCTTGGCTTTTTTAGTTGATTCATCTGCGACATTAATATATTTTTTTATGATTGTATTAAATTCTGATTTTGTTATACCTTTCTTACTAATAACTTCTGAATAATCATTACATTGTAATTCATAGTTTGCCTTCACAGCAATTGTATCTGATAATGCTCTATATAACGTCACTACCTTTTTAGGTTCTTCTCCTGTAATTTTCATAAAGAAATTAACTGTTTGTCCAATTAAACTGTTGGATGGTTCAAACAAATCCATAGAAGTAAAAATATAGTACGAACTATTTAAATCTATATCTTCTTCTATATTTAATTCTTTTTTTAGGTTTTCATTAACCAATTCCATACTTTTTTCATCTAAATTTACTAGTTCAAATTCCTTTACAGATGATTTTATTTTCTTATCTGCTGTTTTTAAAGGTGTATTTACCACTATGGCTATTTTACTTTTTAAATCGCCTTCTTCATTATCAATAATATTTTTCAACACATATACTTTTCCTAATATAGAATTTCCTTGAGCATCAGGACCACTTATTTTTTTTATTGAATATGGAGAGCCCTTGCTACTTGTTTTAATTTGATAAAACTCCATAGACTCATTTAAATGCAATTCTATATCACATACATAATCAAATACCATTACAAAATCATTTTCCGACTCGTATATGTTATATATCTTCTCCAAACCCCATAACATTTCATTCCTAAATCTATTTTTAGAACGTGAACCAGATAAATCACAAGGTAATTTCATATACAAACTATCTTTATCCAACTCAAATTACCCCCATATTTTATGTATTTTCATAGGCTATAATTTAATACTATTTCTATTTAAATAGAAACATCTACTACTTTATTAATTCAATCTCTTGAAAACATTGTAAATCATTTTACCATTTTCTACAATATTCCCAAGAGAAAATTATTATTAAAATGCATTTATATCTTAAATTAGAGAAGCACCTTTTAATTATTCTAAAGGCTAATTTTCGTTCTTAATTTTTTAAAGTTTGTTATTAATACTACTTATTCATATCTATATATTCTTCTACCCTTAAAATTCATTTTATCCAAGCTCCACTTGAATCTACTCTATATCCATCTGGTGTAATTGTATTACATGCCATAGAACCACTTGAAGAGAAATAGTAACACTCTCCATCTATCCAAAGCCATTCATTTTTAGCCATCTTGCATGACTCTTTAAGATAATACCACTTTCCACCATCTTGTATCCATGTACTTTCTCTTGCATATCCTTGACTATCAAAAGAATACCATTCTCCATCTATACTTTCCCATGAATCTTTATAATAATATTTTTCCTCTAAATTGGTGCAATACCACCACCCAGTACTATTTTTATTCCACCCTAATTTCCATTCATTCTTAGCTGATGTTGAATATTCAAAATCTCCTGCCACAAATGAAGTTCCAGTAATACCACTAACTACTGCATTTACTAAATTTTCTTTATTAGCTTCATATCTAACCATATCTGAATAAGTATCAATAAAGCATAGCTCTACAAGCATACTTGCACAAGGTGAATTTCTAATTACATAAAGGCTAGAACCATCTTTAATCCCTCTGTTAACAAAACCTAATGAAACTATATTATTTAGTATATTTCTTGAACTTGTTAGCTCTCTAGCTCCATAAGTATATACTTCCGTTCCAACTCCTCCTCCTGCATTCAAATGAATAGATACAAACAAATCTGCATCACTTGGGCAGTTATTAACCCTAGTGCTTAAACTAGAGCTTACACTATTCGAACTATCTGGAGCAACTGCAATTACTATATTCCCTAAAGCTTCTAACTTACTTTTAACCATTTTTCCTATCTCTCTTGTACATTGTTGTTCTTTATATCCGTTTCCATCTGCACCTGTATCTGCTCCACTAAGACAATGACCATAATCTAATGCTATTTTCATAAATATTTCCTTCTTTCTTTAAATAAATTTAATAATAAAAGAGTAACATTTAGGCTACTCTAAAGCTTAAGCTTGTATTGTTTGTTGTTGCACATCTGAACTTGTATTTACTGCAACTGTTGATTGGATTTGAGCTATTTTATTTTTAAGCTCTGCATTTTCTGTTTGTAATTGTGTTTTTTCATCTTGCAATTGTTTTAATAAGTCTGAATTACTTATAACAGCTTCTTTATCTTGGTTTACCTCACCTGCAATACTTTGCCTTAAATCATCAATATCTCTTTGTGAAAGCTCTGGAAATTTAACTAATAGAGCTTCATTAAATTGCTCTATTTTAGACTTTAATTTTTCCTCTACAGTTGTACTTATTCTAAAGTTTTCATCTACCATATCCCAAATTTTCTTTGCTTCTGTAAAATAATTTTGATTTTTTAATATTGTTGCTTCTAGTCCAGATTTGACTAATTTACTTTCTAATACCTTTGCGACTAATGTTAATATTGTTTTTATCATTTTATATTCCTCATTTCTAAATTTTTTATATTATAAAAAAGCAACCATTAAGGCTGCTCTTTAATTTCTTTCTTTTCTCCATCCTTTAATTGTGCTAATGCATCCCTTAATTTATCTGGAACTGGTACACCTAAACTTATTGCATTTTCTAATAAACTTAGTGCTTCATTTGCTATATAGAAATATGCTACAAGTGTTCTAAATACCCATGTTTCAGAATTTAATAATCTGTCCAATAAAACTGCCACAATTAGAACTTCAAATATTACTGCTTTTCTGGCAATACCTCTAAGTCCTACATCAGAACTTAGTTTCTTATTTACATACCCCCTTAATACCCCTGTAGCATAATCTAAAATCATGCATGTTATTAATACTTCTAATGGTATATCCCATGAACCAAATAACCATGTGAAGCCTGTTCCTAATATCGCTATTAATATTTTTGAATACTTTAATACATTTTCCATATGTCACCTTCCTTAATTAAATTTCATAAAAACGGACAAAAAAAAAAGACTCCTAAAAGCCTTAAATTATACTTATTTTCTTATTTAACTTTTTCGCCCTTTTCTCCTATTGTGTATTAAATTTTATATAACAAAAAAGAGCTGATTTTCTCAACTCTCTTGCTTTGTTTTAGTCATAAAATTTATAATCAAAATATTAATTTTGATTATACCTTTCTTTTAATTGAATATAAAAGTTATCAATACATTCTTGATGCTCATTAAACCCGCTTTGATAAATTTCTCTAATTCTTATATACAATTGATGTTTTTCAAGATATTTCTGAACTTCTGCATCAGTCACTTCTCCATTAGCTCGCTTCCATTCTGCTTTAAAATAAATTCTCAAAAAATCTTTTAATACATTTACTTCATCTTCTAACTTGACAATATGCTTTTTATCATACCAGCCATCTTTATTTGTTATTTTAACAAGTAATAATTCAATTAGATACACAATAAAATCATTATTTTTATTGTTATCTTTATCTGGACCAAAATACAATATTAATAAAGTTGCATTTTTTTCAAGTGTACTTTTTAATTCTAATATCTTAGTTTCATCATATTTACTAGATTTAATATTTCCAATTAAATCATAACATATCGAAATGAAATCAACACATTTTTTTCTGACCTCTTGTATCCATTCAATTCTGGCAGTAGACACTATGTTACCTTTAAAATTTTGAATATTTAATTCTTTTTGTTGTTTTAAGCTCTTGTAGTTATTATAAAAAGACATTAATCCGACCAAAAATGCAATAAACGCTGCTATACTTGCCCATTGAAAATTACCATTATTATCAAAAAATAAATACGACAATTTTGAAACTCACCTCCCACAACTTCAATAATTCTATCATTTATTTAATTTTTTATCAATTATCAACTGCAGCAAGTTTATATATATTTTAATCTTAGTTTAGTACAAAAATTAAGTGTACCAAACATTCTTTCTTATGATGTAGCATTTGTTGTATTATTATCTTTAGCAGTATCATCTGTTGTTTGATATTTACTTTCTGATAGTTGCATCAACTTTGTATATTCATCTTGTGTAATTACATTAAATGCAAAGAATACCCCCAGCTTCTTTTCTATATCATCCTTAGTTGCATAAAATTTGTTGCTAATAAGATTTTCCATTATTGATCCCATTTTATTTTCCTCCATTTTCTTTTAATAATATTTGTTCTTGTAAATTTGCTAATTGTGCCTGAGTCTCTAGCAATTGATCTTGTGTTTTTTCTAAATCTGTTTTTGGTATATCTTCAAGTATTGGTACGTTTGGTGTTTTACTTGTATCAATACCTGTTAGAATTTTATTTTCTGGTAGTTCTATTTCTAAATACTTTAAATCTCCTTGTGGTTTTTTATAACTTCCTGTTATCGGTGAACTAAAAATAGTTCCTGTATTATCATAAATTATTAATGTGCTCATATTTATTTTACCCTCCTAATTAATTAACTATATGCAAACCAAATTATACTCTCCCCACTACTAACCCCGTCAGAATTTAAAGGCATAACAAAACTTCCACCGTTTACTCCTAATGCTACTGTTGATTTTGTACTTGCTATACTTACATTAGCCCACGGTTGAGAATAACCATAATCAATTATCAATGTAATATAATCTGGAAGAGAGCTATGCCAATAAAATCTATTAGTAGGCTTTGATTGTACATATCCAAATACAACTGATGGTGTGAAATTAAGACCAGATACAGATATTAATTTTGCATTAGTATTAACACCGTTAGGACTATAAACTTTGTATATTGTAGAACCTACTATAGCTGTATTAGATGCAAATTGTCTTCCTCCTATATTTGCTATTGTTGCTTGGCCATTAATTAGACTTCCATTAACCCATGCACTAAATCCTGATAATATTTGTGCTGATGATGCATTAGCTGGTGTTTGACTTGCTAAATTATTTGCAATAATTGTCCCACCGCTAACATGACCAGATGGAACATTAAAGCTTTGCCCACAATTCAAATTAGCATTTAATTGCCCATTTTCAGGCATTGAACCTGTTACCAGTCCATTGTTCCCAGTTGCTGTCTTATTTATCAATAGGTCCCCTGAAGTTAAATTTCCACCACCCCCTTTACCCAGTAATTGAAAATTTCCATTAGTAGCATCATAGATAAGATTTGCTATTAAATCTTTTCTCACGTTATTAACTTTATTTCCAAAGTAATCCACCACATCTTTAGCTCCTAGGCTATTTGGATTAACTGTAATATTTCCTGTACTGGCAGCATTAAACTTCACTTTTAATGCATATCCATCTGAAAGTGAAGTTAAATTTGGAACAGTTAAAGCATAAGCATTTCCTGAATTTGTTGTTTGATATACTTTGGATTTGTTCGTCATGTCTGACAATTGCGCATTAATTAAATTTATTGAACCAGTTAAAGTTTTAATATCTTTCTGAGTTGCAAGTATTACTGTTGGATCAACCTTTAAGCTTATAGTTGAAGTATTCGATACTTCTAGAATAAGCCTTATTAACATTTCTTTAGTAGTTCCATCTTCAAAGACTGGTTTATAACTTTCAGAAAGTTTACTTATAGCTATAAGGTTATTATTTTCATCAAATATTCCAGCTTCTCTTATATAGAAACCTCCAATATCTGCAGGTAGTACAGTATCTACAACAATCCAATTAGGATTATCTTCATCTACATAAACACTTCCTATAGGGCCTTCCCATTTTGTATTTACTAAATCCGTCTGAGATTCTGTAGGTTCATAATAAACTCCTTTACTATCGCCTACTTTAAACTTAGTAAAGTTTACTTTAGTTCCCATAGGGATACTATTTGCTATTTTTGCTTTACCTATATCTGTTATAAGTGTATAACAATTTTCAGCCATTAATTGATCTCCTTTCTTGGATATATAGTTATATTTTCAGCACCACTAGGTTGCAGAGAAACAATATCTATTTTTGCCTTAGTTTCAATACTTCTTGCCACATAAGGATAAACAATTATTTCTTCACTTAATATATTGACTGCACCAAAGTATAAATTGCTTTTAGTTAAAGGAACAATCTTATATTTAACTCCTAAATGTGAAGGCTTTACTTTCTTTACTGTTGCATATATGTCATTTAATTCATTTGGAAAACCTTCTTCACTTAATAAATCTATTTCAAATATATATGGTGCTACATTTTCTTTAATATTTATATCTGCATTAAGAAATTTTTTTATAATATTGGCCATTCTATCAGGATTTACAATATATTTGCTTTGAAGCTTAGTGATTATCTTAGCTCGTCTAATGCTTAGCTCTTCATTATGATTAGTAATAAGGCCAAGTCGCTGTTCCCAGATATCAAGTCCCCATGTAGCTGTTTGTGGGAAAAGTTGATTACTTATATCATCAATTTGTTTTTCAGATAAATCTGCTTCACTTCCTATAGCTTCAAAAATTGATTGCATTAACATATTTCTCTCATATATAGGTGAAACACTTTCATACATTTCTTTTGCTTTTGTTGATTCTATCATGTTATATTAACCACCTCACCCATAACTGGAACTTGATCTGTAAGCTTTATATTAATTGTTCCATCATTTACAGTAAGACTATTAAAATCTTCTATGCCTTCCTCTGACAGAATATAAGATCCTATAATTGTATAGATTGCATTATAATTTACGGTGCCATTAAGTTTAATTTTCTTAAGATAAGTAGCAACTTTTTCTTTCAATCCACTTAATATTGATGTTGAATCAAATCCGGTTGTAAAGGTGTATTTAGCTTTAACATTAATTGCTAAAGTTGTAGGAGTAGAGATTGTAACAGTCGCACCTATTGGAGCTTTACCTCCACGATTTTGTCCTGGAAGTTTATCTGGATAGATATAATCTTTAACTGCTTTTGTCAATTCCGCTGTCGCAGGTTGTCCGTTCTTATCTAAGATTAATAATTTAACTGTACCTGGACCATTCCATTCTGCTATTGAGTATGCAGAGCCAACACCATCAATTTCTAAAGCCCATCTAACATAATCGCTATCTGCACCACTTAACTGTTCTTCTTGTTCAGCAGCAATGATCCTTTCTCTGTAATGTTCTTCATCTTCGATATCTGTTCCACCTTGAAATTTTTCTAAATTAGTTACAGACTTAACACCATTGATTGATGTTATTAATAATGTTATTGTATTGGGTTCTACATTTCCTATACTCCCAGGAATTAAACATTTAGTAGGAACTGTAGCTATTCCTGTAGTATCAATAGTCATGTTCTCTAATACCTCAAATTGGACTGATTCTTTTTCATCTGTTGAAGGAGTACCAACTATTTTACCTTTCAAAATTGTTGTTCCAGGAACTCCTACTAATTGCACATTACCAATAGATTTTGTAGCTTTATTTTTATATATCCCTTTCCATTCTCCTAAATATTCTAAATAGATTCCTGCAGCAGTTTGTGGATATGCTTGCTTTAATGTATTTTGCAATTGTATTTTTAACATTCTTTCTTTTTCTTCAGCGCTCGGCCTTGTTGTATCCCAAAAGATATCACCTTCAATTGTTGAAACATTATCAGGAGCCTTGGCTAACATTCTTGCATGAATGTCTTCAACACTTTCATTCAAAAAATCCGGAATAGGTAGCTCTATAGACATTTAATCACCCCATTCTATTTTTAGTCATAAGCACTTTCTTTTGTCCTTGTACAGTTGTTATTTCATACTCATAGTAAACTTCTCCGTTACCCCAATTAAAAGTAAAGTTATCTATATCTGCAGTCATTGGATGAACCATTAGCGCTTCTTTAGTAACTCGTTTTATTTCTAATTCCATTGCATTCTGATCTAAACTCGAACCTATAATATCTTTCCCATATCTATTTGAATAAGATTTATATTTATATCTAGCAGTTTGCATTGCTTTTTCACACCATTGAATATAACCATCAAATTCATCCAGTATTTTAATTGTTCCATCTGGATTTCTAATGAATTCTCCAGTCTCAAAATCAATAGCATAGGAACCTTTGAAATCTGTAATCGAAGAGTTTTGTGCTAAATTAGTGCTTTCTAAGATTCCATTAGGAAATAAATTAGCCATTTGAAATCACCCTCCCAATAACTACATTATCAGCACCAAATTGAGCCACAAGGACTTTATCTCCTAATTGTAATTTTTTTAAATTACCAGGAGTTTTAATTTCATGTGAATGCTCACTTGATGATTCTGTATTATAGCTATCTTCTAACATTAGATAATCAAGAACCCTATATTCAGTAAATTCATGTTTAAAATTATCTAATTTAAGGCCAGTTTCTGTTATACTACCAAGAGCGAGTCCTGTTCCATCTATTGCACCTTTAATCGCTTTATATGTATTATTGTCCAACAATCTTTTGACTTCATTGAATACGTCTCCCTCATGATCACTCACTATAAAATTTCCTCCTAACATCCTCAATTTTCATAACTGTTAAGTTCATCTTTTCACCACTACCTAGATTATGAGTAATTTCAGTTATAATAAATGTTTCTCCATATACACTGACGTTATCTCCTGCTCTTAGGATATTTATATCTTTACAGCATTTTAGTGATTTACTAGTTTCTCCACTCGAAAAAAGACAATTAGCTTTAGCTTGTGCTTTAGCATAATCGTCTACTTTATCATCATCAATTATTTTTTGTAATGCTCCATAGGTCTCGGTATCTTTTTTAAATATGCCTATAATTGGAGATAATACAAGCTCCTTCTCATCTGAACTACTAGAACTATCAGACTTACTTTTTCTACCCTTTTTCTTTGTATCTTCTTTTCCAAGCACTTTAACTTGAGTTACTGCACCATCTAAGCTGTCTTTTTCTTCTAATTCTTCAATGATATTATCTAATTTATAAATAGTTTCATTTGATCCAAGCTTAATTATATCTAAACTTGTATTCATTCTTAGTTTATAAAGATTTCCACCTTTTTGAGCAGTCTCTTTTAAGTCTTTCTTTATCATCCCATACAAAGACTCTTTTCTTTTGTCTTTAGCTAACCCAGTTCCGGTTTCTATAATATTACCTATAGGTATTCCCCAATCATTACAAATTATCTTAGTCCTTTGTGACGCTGTCTGTCCATCACTCCACAAGTATTCATCCTCAGACTCTTCAACAACAACAGTTCTTTCCTTACCTGTTATTGTTATTTTCTTTGATTTTTTATTCTTACTTATATCCCAAATAACACCACTAAAAATTTGAATATACTGCCTATTATCATAAGCTTTATCAAAAAGCTCTATTGAATCGCCTTTTGCAATTCCTATATTTTTCAATTCATTAGTTTCAATAAGAGAAATGCTCAGTGTGTATGCTATTCCATCTATAGCCTCTTTAAGTGTTATAGATTCACTGAGAATTTGTATTTTATATTTATTCTTAAGTATTAAATCCACTAAATCACGCCCTTGTTACATAATCTAAGCATATACAGCCTCCATGATTTCCATAGTAGCAATCAGCCCAATTTCCTTGCTGTCTATAAATAGTCAATACAGTTTCTTTTGAAACGCATCCTATGACTTCATAAGATGTTCCACATCCTTTTCTTACATTTAGAGCACTTGCTGTAACTTTAACTTTATCTCCATCCTTATATTCATTCGAATAAGTATTTGATCTATTATTTTGAAGTCCTCCTGAATAATTTGATGAATCATTCACTGTTTCTATTTTTAGTTCTCTATAGGTTCTAAAGGTAATACTAAAATATATATCTCCAATTTCTCCACTTCTAACTTCTGGAGCAAACTTACTTATATTAACTAATTCATTTATATTTAAATCTGTTATTATAAGCCTCACATGTGTGTCTGAATCCATCCAAAATTGAATTACATTTATATACTCTTGTGGTGTTGAAATAGCTGTATATTGACAATAGGTATCATATTCTTTAGGGAAAAATGAATCAAAGCTTATTTCTATTATTTTGCTGCCATTTTGTGAAATATCAACTTCTCCAAAATCAATAATATCGGCTGTTGTATATCTTTTCTCTTTAGGATTAGAAAGTTTATTAAGCGGATTAACTGGAAACTGAATAGTATAATTTTTTGATTCATCTATTAAATAAACATCCAATTAATCATCCTCCTCTGAAAATTTAGACATAATAAAAAGCACCTATAGTTTTATAAGTACTTTTTATTATACATTTTAGGAGACTATAATAATTCTTGCTATATTACATGTTAATTAATTGTATTAGCAAATGGCTTATATTCTCCTTGATTTAATTTAAATATTATCGAACCATGTGGCTTTTTATTGCTATCTTGTATAAAAAAGCATATATCATTTATACCAATTTCTTTCATTCTAGTTTCTTTCATTACAGTTAAAGAGCCAGCAACTCCTTCTGTTTCTTTTATATTTTTTAGTAGATTCATATATATTACTAATGATTTTTTATCATCTTTCCCATATATATTACTAACCTTCATATCTGGATAACTGCTTTCTATCTCTTTTGTTATATCTGTATATACCTGCTTATTTTGTTCAGATTGTTTTTTACATTCCTTATCATAAGTATCTTTTTCTTTTCTCAATCTCTCGATATCAGTCTTTATGTTTTTTCTTTCTGATTCATTCATTGAATCATATTTTTCATCTAAGTCACTATATATTGTATAATCACTACCGCCAATTAAATCTTCATATGATTTTTTTAAAACGGTCTTTTCTTCTGCAGTAGGATTATATAAATGTTGACTGATAGTTGTATTAGATGTTTGAATAGGTTTATTTTTATCATCATAAATGTTCCAAGATATAAAACAAATGATACTAAAACCTAGGACTACAATAATTCCTAACGATAGCTTTCTGATTAATTTCTTATCCATTAATGAATCCCCCTTATATACCATATTGTACCATAACATTATTTATTTTTTAATATTTGTAAAAACATCTCTGAGTTTTCTTCCAACTTCTTGAGTTACTTCACAAATTATTCCTTCAATATCTTGATTACCATTGTTAATTTGAACATCTACTTGCACATTATTCCCACCACCAGCGACTTGAACTTGCTGTGGCTGAATTAATTGGTATTGTCTTTGCTTAACTTGGAAAGGTTCATCATTTTGATTATTATTAGATTTTAGCAGATTAGTGGTTTCTTTGTTATTTAAAACTTTTTCTCCACCTTTAAAATTATAAAATTTTCTTCCTAAAACTAGCTCCATTCCTCGTTCACCAACTGAATTTATTCCGGGTGGTGCATTGTCTGTTCCAGCATAATGTTGAGGTACACTTTTAACAATTTCTGATGCTGCATTAATCGCACTATTAACAGAATTTGTCCCTATAGAATTTGCTGCTCCTGAAAGCACTGTTGTTATTTGAATAGTTCTACCATCCATTTTATTTATACTGTCTTCAAGTTGGTGCATACTAGATATTGTTCCATCTACATTACTAACAATTTGAATTGGATGGTTATTTACATCAACAATGCCAGTTACAGTTCCATCTGCTGCAGTTTTAATCTCTTTTAAGTCTCCAATTAAATTACCATTTGAGCCTATTAATTGGTTGTTTGGGTTCAACTTACTACCATTTAGAATATCTAATGATTTATTATTATCAAATCTAGTGCTTTCACTAGATTCTGCCCTTGTTTTAACTTCTTGTTTCAATTCATTAGTATATCCACCATACCATCCTTTTGTTTTACTAAAAACTCCAGCAATATCCCCAGTTTTTTTATCTATTGTTGCATAAATATCTTCCATTTCTCCACTGGAAGTATTTTTGATTCGATACCAGCCTTCTTTAGTTATCTGATCAATGTTTTTAAAATTATTTTTTAAAAAACTAATCCCTTTTTGTGCTGTTTTGTCTTCAGCTGATAATAGATCCCCAGTTCGTTCGTTTAATTCTCCTTTAGCACTTGAATAATTTTTATATAATGTTGCTAAATCTGAATCTTTGCTTTTATCAACTTCTCCTAATGCCTTATCACGTGCAGATGTAGTTTCATCTATTGTTTTTTGTAATACAGCTTTCTTTTTAGGATCCGTTTCATTTTGAAGAAAATATTTATTTTGACCAATTGTACTGTCATAATCTTTTTGAATTTTTTCTTTCGTATCGTCATATTCTTTTATTCTCTCTTTTAGTACGTCACTTGCACCATTTAATCCACTTACTTGTTCTGCACTTCGTTTGAATTTATTATCTGTATATTCCTTTTCTCCAGCATTCTGTGCATTAGCATATTCTAATTTAATTTTCTCTAGTTCTGCTGCTTTTTCTTTCAATAATTGTATATCACTATCCAATATTGTTCCATGATTTTTTATGGCATCATCACCGATTTTATACATTTCATCTCTTATTGTAAGCTCTTTGTTTACACCATCTTCAAAATAAGAATTTATATAATCTAAAGTGCCTTGCTCAGCTGTACTTGTAACGCCATCTAAACTAAATGTTTTTTGAAATTCGTTTTGAATCTCTGATTGCTTTTCTTTCATTGAGTTAATGCCTTCATAAGCCATATCATTAAACCAATTCTTTAGCTGATTATTTTTGGTTTCATTGAATACTCCATCACCTAATAATCTACCTAGATTCATGTCTAATTTTAACAAGCTTTTTGAAGAATCTTCTGCTGCTTTTTTAAAAGAATCAGATACAGTTTCTCCGAAATCATCATATATAAGACCATTATCAACCAATTCTTTCTTGGACTTTAATAGTCCCCCATTTAATGTATTCATTATTTTTTCCATAGGTCCTAATTCTTCTGTAGTAGTAGTAACGCTTTTCTGCATTAAATCATTATTCGCAACAACTGCAGCTCCAATAAGACCAATTGAAGCTGCTACAGCAACACCAGCTGGAGAGAATAGAAATGGTAATAGCTTTCCTGCAATTCCTATTTTTGAAATGCCATCCGCTACTTCAGCTGTTTCAGCCACAACTTTTGCACCCTTTAGGGTACTTACCAAAGTTGATATGCCAGAGATAGTATTTCCTATATTTCCAACTGTACTTAATACAGTAAAAGCAGCGCCCAAACCTATTACAGTTTCAGCTAAAGATTTGATTTCATTAGTGTGTTTGCTAATGTAATCAACCATTTCAACTACCTTATCTGTAATAGTCGGCATCTTCCCAGTGAGCCAGGTTACAAATTCTTTTGCATATGGTGCTAATTTTTCCCCTAAAGTAATTTGCATATGTTCAACTGCAGCTTTTAACTTAATCCATTGTCCATTTAGATTATCAAGTTTGATATCAGCCATTTGTTGAGCTGCTCCATTAGCAGTCTTAAGTTGTTCACTTAAATCACTAACGCTTTTCCCACCTTGATTCATTAACGCCAAAACACCTGACATACTTTCAGTACCAAATATAGTACTTATAACGTCTGCTCTTTGTTGACTAGTTAACTTTTTCAATGAACTGTTTAAGTTATCTACAACACCACTAAGTGGCTTCATATTTCCTTTTGTATCAAATGCATTAATACCATACTTTTGCATAACTTTTGCTGCTTCACTAGTTGGACTAGCTAGTCTTGCCATAGTTTGTCTTAATACGGTACCTGATTGTGATCCTTTAATATTCGCATTAGAAAGTAGCCCTACTGCTGAAGCTGTATCTTCAAGAGAAATTCCTAAAGATTGTGAAACTGGAGCGACATATTTCATTGACTCTCCAAGATCAGTAACATCACTATTAGTTGCACTGGCACTTAATGCTAGTACATCTGCTACATGGCTTGCATCGCTAGCTTTTAAACTAAAAGCTTTTAAAGTACCACTTGCAATATCTGTTGCAGCTGCCAAGTCTAAATCACCAGCACTTGCAAGATTTAATAATCCTGGTAGTGCACTTATTGTTTCATCAACTGAAAAACCTGCTTGTCCAAGTAGTTCTTCTGCTTGTGTAACGTGTCTAGCCGACCATGCAGTTGTTGAGCCGAACTTTTTAGCGGATGCATCTAATTGTTTCATTTGACTATCTGTTGCATTAGTTACAGCTTTAACATTCGATAGGCCTTTTTCGTATTCTGAATATGTTTTTATTGATGTGCCTATTCCTATTCCACCTGCAGCTATTACACCAGCTGTTCCTAGAGCTATTACTTTTTTAGCTCCAGCCTTAATCCATCCACTTATTTTCCCCTGAATTTTATCAATTGTTCCACTGGCTTTATCTATTGCTTTAACATCAACCTTAGCTTCTTTTATTTTCTTTGTCTTGCTTTCTATTTTATCTACTTTAGCTGAAGCTTCATCTTTAAGTTTTGCAGTTATGGTCATATTGGCACTTTTAAATTTATCTATTTTAGAATTTATTTTATCCATTTTATTTGATGCTAGATCATTTAATTTTACTGTTGAACTTGCAGTTAATTTGCTTAATGCTTTTGTTTTCTTTTCGATTTGTTGTGTCATTTTATCCATTGCTGAAAGTTTACTTTTAGCCTGTGAATCTCCACTGACACCAACTTTAATATCAAGTCTATATATTTCTTTATTTGCCAGAACTATCACCTCCTAGCCGGAGTATTTCTTTTATTATTTTCTTCGACTTCATATGAAGAAAAAGCCAAGACTAATTTCCTGGCCATATTATTATTATCTACTCCATAAAAATCATGAGGCAGCACATTATGCATTGAAAACAAATTATATAATGCAGTTATTGTGCCACCCCAGGTTATTAGTTTTTTATATCTTCTTTCTCCTCTAACTCATCATTAAATCCTGATATTTCAAGAACTTTATTAACTAAAATTGAAATTTCTCCAGCTAAAAGTTTTCTTCTTATATATGATTTACCATCACTAACCTTTAGTGAATCAACTAACTTAGGATTATTCCAATCAAAATTAGTTGTAGCACCTACAATAAGCCCTGCATCAAATTCTGCATTATTAACTTTTGTCTCAAATTTTCCACTTACTTTCTTCTTTGTTGTACACTCTTCTCTTATTCTGCTAATTTCTTTTTCTGTTAATCCTTTTAATTCTATTTCAATTCCCAATCTTGGAATCTGTATAGTTGTAGTAGGAATTTCAAATGTTCCCATTAATTTTGCTATTATATCCTCTTCCTTCATTGCTAATACTTTATCTTGATCTTCTTTTTTAATACTCATAATAAAAGTCCTCCTCAAATTCATAATAAATGCAAGGTACAATGCCCCTTGCTTGGCTTATTTTTAATTATTTCTAGTCAGCTTCTATTGGATCAACCAATTCATAATCATCATAGGTAAAAGGAGTTTCCTCCTCTACCAAATCTCCGCCTTTGAAATTTACCAAACTTATCTTATCTGCCATACAACCAATAAGCCTTATTCTTTCGAATCCATAAGCTTCTGGATCTTCTAAACTCGTTAATACTTCAAACTTTTTAAACCCTTGTTGAATCATTTTTGAAGTTATATGATATCCTTTTATAGTTCCTGAACCTTTTGTAGCGCCTCTTTTATACTTTGTTCTTGTGCTGCCACATGTAACTACATCCTTTTTCTCCATTTCTTCAGTTGCAGTACATTCATTTACATTACTTTGCCATTCTCCATCGATAAAAACTTTACCATATGAACCATTACAAATTCTACTCGCATCTAATACATCCATTTATATCACCTTACCTTCCTTATTATTTAGTAACATTACCTGTTCCATAAACTCTTTTAATAACATCAACGTACTTAGCACTCCATTTCCAAAAGAATTCATCACTTTCAGCAGTTGCTTGTAGCTCCTTATCAACTTCTACTGTAAAGTCTGCAGCTATTACACCTGCTTTATAAAGAGTTTCAAAATATTGTTTTAAGGAACACAATATTAATGTTCTTCCAGTATCATCATTAGGTGTTTTACCATTGAAATCTTTCCTTTTAAGGGCTGTGTCACCATCAACTGCATTCATAAACTTGATTGCTCTTATAGTTCCAAATACATCGGTTTTCTCATCTGTATAATTTTTAAATGTATTAACATCATCAACAACTATTACATCATCAGCATCTTTTGCTAAAACTAACGTTCCTGCCTTTAATGTTGCTGCAATATCAGTTTTTGAAAGTCTTGGCTGTATATCATCGAAAATAGTAACTGCATTACATATACTATCTTTTAATCCTGCACCTGTTGCTAATGCTGCTATATATACTGCCACTTCTGCACTAGAATATGAAATACCATCATAAGTAGCATTTGGAGCAAATACATTAACTACATCTTCATGATTAAGTTCTTTACTTTTTGAATTTGCTTGATCCAATGTATCATTACTTTGTCCACCCACAAATGCAATTATATTAATTCCTTCATTCTTATTTTTAATTACCCAAGCTTTTATACTAGCTTGAAGCGATTGGTCTGTTACTCCATCTAATACGAAGCCATCCATACCATATCCCTCAAATACACTCATTGCATCTAAGTAATGTTGATTAGTTATGCCAGCTGTTCCATCATTTCCTCCAGATAATTTTTGATTTGTTATAGTAGTTAATGTACCTGAAGCCGTTCCTACTTTACTAGCAATCAAATATTCATTTTCTACATTAGAATTGATTGCAGCAATAACATCATCAACTGATCCACTCAATGCACTCATAGAAAATAACTGAACAGTCCCCTCAAATAACATAAAATCTATCTTGCTTGAATCTGCTAAATTAGTTCTAATTGTTACATTAAAATCTCTTACTGTTGGATATTTAGTTTCTAATTTTATTGCATCTGCAGCTGCAGTATTTTTAAGAATTGTAGTAGCAGTCTTTTGTGTACCATCAGCTAATCTATAAAATAGCACTGCTTTAGGTTGTCCAAGTAAAGCTAATCTTCCCAATTTATATGCTGTATAGTTTGGATCTTCACCAAATGTCTTTTTCAGTGTATTTTCTGAGGTTGAAGTTACTGTTATTCTAGTAACAGTATTAACTGGCCCCCAATTAGCTTTAACTGGCATAGCTAAAATACCGTGAATACCTGTTCCTATTCTTTCTTGAGCTATATTTTTAAATCTGTTATACCATCCTGGTATCGTTGGCCTGTTTTTTTCATCCCAATTGCCTGTAGCCATTATTTAACCCTCTTTTCTAAAAAATTTTTAACTATCTCTTGAAATTCTTCCTTTGTGAGTTCAGTTTTTTCACAATTAAATAAAGCACCTGCAACTACTTCTTTTCTGTAGCCAAGTGCCTCTGCGCTTTCTATAAAATCATTAATTGGATAAGTTATTTCTTCAATTGATTTATTTGGTTCAGCCACTATATTTTCCTCCTGTTTTGCATTATTATCCTCAATGTTTGCTGAATCAGCAGTATTATTATCTTTTTCATTAGCTGCTATTGCCTCATTTACGATGTTTTTAGTAGTTTGTTCATCAACATCATCCATCTTTTATCACTCCTCATTTAATGTTCCTCTGCTATGAATTTTTTCAATAGCAGGACCATTATTAATTTGAATCATCTTTCTTCTAGAGAATTTAACTGTTAACTGCCCTTTAGAGAGCATATCAGCTTCTCTATCTTCATCTATACTTTCTATAGTAAGATAACGCTTATCTGCTAAATTTAAAGGGATTTTTAGATCAGAAATAAGCCTATTTTCTATATCATCTAACAAATTATTTATTTCATTTTTACTATTACTAGCAATATGACATATTATAGTTTTACTTTCTTTTATTAGAGCATTATTTTCTCTATCTTTACTTTGACTTTTCACTCTCCATAGAATACTTGGAACTTCAAAATTCTTTTTCCAGGTATTAAGATATACTTTGGAACTAGCAATAGTTTTAGTATATTCACTTAAAGCTTCAAGCCATGTATCAGTATTAACTTCCTCTTCTTCATGTAATGCAATAACAGTAAATTTTAAACCTCTAGCTATAGCTTGCCAATCTTCATCAACAATATCTTGACCAATAGCTCCACCAAATACACAGGTAAATGTTTCGTTTGTTTTTGAATCTGTTAAAACCTGCATATCTAATGCTTTAATAACATTCTCAGCTAATAAATCTAAGTTTTTGAAAGTAAATCTATTTTCATATAACCATACTTCTATAGTTCTTTTAAATCCAATTACTTCTCCATTATCAGTATCATCCCCTTGAACAATTACTGCATAAGGCTTAGGAGTATCTTTATCAGGTGCATTAGGTTCATAACAGTTTCCTATTCCTGTTACCGTATTTATTATTTTTTCTCTTATACCAGATCTCATAATTTATCCTCCCAATATTGAATTAATTTATTTACAATAACACTCTTATTATTATTTAAAGTATCATGTAAAATTGGCATAGGTTTTATACCTTTTACACTTCTAGCAAAGTGCCTATTGCCTTCAGTATCAACCCAACTTAATATCTTTTTATTAACTGGAAGTATAATCTTATGAGCTGGACCATAAATACCAGTACCATTTTCTAACCATTCTCCATATTCAACACCATGAGCTAGATACAAATTATATTCATGGCTACCACCATCAACACCACCATTTATAAGATTTCTTGCATGTGAGCTTCTATCTTTCCAATATGCTTTAGTCTTAGCTTCATTTACTAATGGTGGCATTATTCCAAATTGAATTATCATAGGCATTCCAGCTATTTTTATATCAATAAAATCCATAACTTTAAAACCCATATTAATCAATCCTTTCAAGATCGCAAAGATACCCACAAATAATTCCTTCAACTTTTTGTGGGTATACTGCTTTAATCTCAAATTTTTCTTTATCATTTTTAAACTTAATTGATTCCTTTGGACTTACTTCTAATTTAGCATCTTTATCTGCTAGCATTTTATATCTATTGGTTACATATGATGTCCCTTTGGTATCTGAATTGACATTAATCTGTGTACTATCATCATTCAAATAAATTAGAACTGTAATTGTTCTATTATCAGTACTTGGTTCAAATGCTCCATCAACTTCTTCCAAAGTAATCTGAGTAAATGATATTTCTGTTGGATTTACTGATATAGCCTTATTAATAGTTCTTATAACCTTTTGAGAACTTAATCTACTCATATTTCATCAGCTCTTCCCATCATACTTTTATATCCTGTTGTTAGTTTTGTAGGATTCAATGCTGCCTGTTCTGCATCATAATCAGCTTTATATATAGCAGCTAAGTTATTCCAATAGTCTTTATTACTCGACTTTACTTCGATAGAACCAACTTTTATCTGATCATCTGAGGCTGCTTTAAGTAAGCAACCTCTCCAGCTGGCTTTGCTAACACTATTACCATTAACTAAAAGTAAATTATGAAGATCTGCATCATCAAAATATGGATATTCTTTTTCCTGAAGATTAAGTTTTAATTGTTCTATTGGGTCCATATTATTGACCTCCATTTCCTCCATCACCTTCGCCTTCTTTTTGGCCTGTTCCTGGATCAACTGGTGGCTGACTATCTTCTGTATTTTCTTTTGGAATATCTATCTTAGCAAACGCTTTTAATTCATCAACATCAGATTTTTTTACCTGAAATTCATCTCCATTATTTAAAAATTTTCCACCATATTTTATGAATTGTTTAGCTGTTGCATTGTAAGTTGTTTCTTCAACTTTCTCTATATTTTCAGTATTTGTTGTATTATTCTTACCTGCCATAATTTAATTCATCCTCCATATCTAATATAAAATTAAAAGAGCAGCTTAAAAGACTGCTCTTTATTAACCTACTGTAGCAAAAAAGACTTCATCAGCTCTATCAAAACTTACGATAGGCATTACAGAAACCTTAGTATCAACTGTAACTGGGTCCCATTTAGTATTGGTTGTAACTGCAATACCAGGTTCAATAACTGTAGTATCTAATTTGCTACTTCCATGCGTTAAATCAAATTCTTCTGGTGTAGTACCATATACAGTTTCTCCTAATGTTGCTCCACTCATTAATGTAACTTTACAATCATCATAGTAAGCAACAGGATCTGCACCTTCGTATGGATAATAAGTTGTGTCTTCTAGGAATATAACAGTTAAATTCATTCTTTCTTTAGCAAATTGTAGAAAATCAGATTGAGAAACTATTCTCAAAGTATTAACATTACTATTTCTAATGTCATCTTTAATTGCTGTGTTAACTAAAAATGTTTCATCAAATGTTTTTTCTGTCATTAACATAATATTAGGTTTAGGGCAATTATCATCTGTCATTATCTTTTGAAACTTTTTTACATCTCCTACGATATCTGCAGTTGGATCAGTCCATTTGTCTGAACCTGTTAATATAACTTTATGGTTAGCTGGTACACCGTAATCAACAACAACATTTCCATCTGTAGGATCACTTGAATAAATAATTCTACCTGTTTGAATTACTTGTGCTCTCATTTTCTTAGCAATTATTGCTGCACCTTTTATAAGATTTGCTTGACCATCATACACTTGATCAAGAACAGCATTAACAATATTTTCATTGTTACTATTCATAGCATTTATTACTTCTCTTCTTGTTGTTTCATCAATTCCAACTGATTCTTTAAAGAATGGAATTTCTGTTGTTTTAACTTCAACTTTTGCATTTAATGATCTCATTTTAGCAGCCACATCAAATGTTGATTGCCTTAATGCAACAGCTTTCTTTTTAGCACCTTTTGCATTCTCTAATTTAGTTCCAAGAACTTTTCTATTAGGGAAAAGCGTTTGATCTATTGTATCTTCATCAGGTAATTCTTTAACATATAAAGCAATATTTTTTGAATTGATATAATCTTGTAATTTCATAATTATCCTCCTAAGCTCCAAATATTATTTGTTTTAATGCTGTTTTTTCTATTGCAGCATTTGTTTTGTCGAATTTAATTTGTGACTCATAAAGCACTCCATGCACAATTGTTGGTACAATTTCAGTAGCATTACCTGGAATTGAATCTGCTGACATAGAATTTTTAAAACTTATATCCTGATATACAACTCCATATGCATCACTTGAAGTGGATGTTGTTGTTACTGGTTTACCAGCAATAGTTAATAAATTTCCTGCTTCTAATACCTCATCACTGTTTAATAGACTAGCTACATCTGACTTTTTTACATTGATAGGCAATGAAATAAAATGATCTCCTGCTATTAATCTTAATTTCTTTTGCCCACCTATAATTTCATATGAACTTTGATGCATTCTGCATTCCTCCTTAATTTATTATTTAGCAAAATCTAAGATATTCTTAGTTTTACTTGCTTCTGCACGTTGTTTCCCAAGTTTACTAGCTATATTTTCATTATTACTTGTATTTTTTGTGTTATCACCTCCTCCAGTATCAAACCCTGATGTTCCATTAATAACTTTTTCAAATAGATAATCATGTGATTTTTGTAATGGTTCTATCTGCTCTTTTAGTCCAATGATATTTTCACCATCAACTTTAATATTTTCTAAATTTAATTTAGCAAGAATTAAATCCTTATCTTTAACATTGTAATATCCTAAAGCTTTTCCTAAAGCATTATTAAATGCAATCTCATTAAGTTTCTTCTCAAAATTCTCTCTATCAGTTTTATTAGCTTTCGTTAAAGTATCAATTTCTTTCGTAAGAGTTTCATTATCTTTAACTTTAGATTGAATGTCTATTATATCCTTATCTCTTTTGTCTATGTCTTTCTTTTGCTGATCAATTGTAGCCTGAGCTGTTTCATAATCTTTCTTAGGCACATGCTCAGCACTATTTACTAAATTTATACTTTCATATTCCTTCTTTTTGTCATCTGGCAAAGCATTGTAAGCCTGTTCACCTATGATTTCTTTTAATTTTGGCATTTTTTATTACCTTCCCTCCTATTTTTTTGTATAATAAAAAGCCTTAATTTCTTAAGACTCCTATTTACTGAAATATTATATAAAAATAAGTCTTATAGTAGCTACTGAACATCCACACCTCTTACGATATTCCTATTCACTTTAGATTTATAAGGCTTACTTTAAACAAATTTTTATATTTCTTATATGATTAATCTTTACTTTACCTGGTATCTCCATGAATATTCTCCCTTCATTAACAATTGCATAGCCTTCTTATGAAGTTCAATATCTTCATCTAATGCTTTATCTAATGTGGATCTGATACCATAAGTTAATTTATTTGATGATAATGCTAATTTTAAACTTTTGATATTCCTCTCCAGTTTCCTGGTTAAATTATTATCTAATCTAACAATATATTTTGTTTTACAGTGAGGACATTTAAAATAGGTTTCTGTAATCATAGCTCCTAAATATTCAGTTTTATGTTTTAATTCAAATCCTTTACTGCATTCTTCGCATATTACATCCATTCATACCCCTCCAATTTGCAAAACTAAACATGTTTCTTAATGTTAGTTCTAATATTTTATTTGCCAATAATGACATCTCTCCAGCAAGTAGCACCATAGATACTATTTTTCTAGCATCGTTTATATTATAATTTTCCAACAATTTCTTATCATCCCACTTAAAGTTTATTGTTGATGAAATTATTAGTTCAGCTCCAAAGTCAGAAATATTAATATTTTTATATATTAAATTTAATGTTATGATCATTAATTCTTTATAACTGAGAGCTTTCAACTTAATAGGTATGTTTAATCTATGAATTATTACTGTAGTTGTTGAATCTCTAGTTTTAAATAGAAATTTCATTCTATTTAATATATTAATCATAAATAGACCTCCTGTTTTTCTCTATAATAAAAGCACCTACTTTAAAGTAAGTGCTTTTCATCATTTAGAATTTTCATATCTTTTAACTAAATTATAAAAACTATTTCTTTTTAATCCCATGAACTCCATGGCTTTTACTCCAGTTATTTCTCCACTTTTCCATTTTGAATATCCTTCTTCCCAATTAACCGGATATTCAATTGATGGCCTACCAATATAGTTTTCTGTCTTAGATGATATTTTTTTCCCATTCTCTCCAACTTTCATAGCTGCTATTCCTTCAGCTTGTCTTTGCCTTATTTTAATTCTTTCTTTTTCTGCCATATATGATAATAATTCAAAAACAATATTTGCTATTAAAGTTTTCTCTAAATCAGTTTTACCAACAGTATTTAGAATAGGTGTATCAATCACTACAATTTCTATTCCTCTTTTTTGAAGGTCTTGCCATTCTTCTTTTATCATTAGCATATCTCTTCCAAGTCTATCAAGTTCCTTAATTATTAAGGTATCGCCTTCTCTGAGGAAAGTTTCTTTCAATGCTATGTATACCTCTCTATTGAAGTTCTTTCCTGATTTTTTCTCTTGAAAGATATCTCTTTCTTTATCTATATTTATATTATTTTCTTTACAATATGATGAAATGGCTTCTAATTGTCGCTCTAAACTTTGATCTCTTGTTGATACTCTGGCATAAGCATAAGTTTTTTTCATTATAAACACCTCTAAAATTAAAATTTACTCTTAACTATAACTAAATTATAACTTTAGTGTTTATAATTGTCAATGATATTTTATAAACATTTATAAAACATTTTTTATAGTTTTATAAACACATTATCATTTTAATTTTAATAGATTTTTATATATTTATAATCCTATACTTTTATAAACAGAGATTTTAGGCATAATAAAAGCACTTACTTAAATTTTAGCCAAGTAAATGCTTTTATTCTAACACTTCATGTGTCGCTGACATAAATGCCTCATATTCTTCTTTAGCCCATTGAGGTGCATCTTCCTTTATATTTAATCCATCATCAGTATAATATCCATATCCTTCAATCAAAAACTTTGGTTCAACTTGATCCATACTTATCATCTCTTTCCTTGTATAAATTCTTTCAATTTTTTCTCTACGATTTCACCAAATACTTGTGCAAATTCTCTTGGATTATCTCCACCAAAATACTCTGCAAATGTTTCAGCAAAAGCTTCTACTGGATTTGTTCCTCCATATCTACTTACTAATTCAGGAACATCTTTAAAACTGTATGTTTTATCGTATCTTTTATTATACTCTAATAATACATCATTTATTAAGTTTTTGCACCATTTATCGCTATCCAACTCCTTATTTTCTAGCCATTTAAGTGAATCTGCTATATGGTGACCATATTCATGTACAAATGTTTTATAACTTTCGGCATTAGCAACTGTCCACTTACTTTCAATACATTGTTTGATATATTGGCTATTATAATCTTTATCATAAAAATATTTTCCATTTAACACAAGTTCAACTGCTTCTGGACGTTTAGAATAATAACTATAATATCCTACAGGGTTAATGTTAGCTTTCACCTTTATACTAGGCAGATTTACTGGATTTACTTCTTTAAACCCATCAAAATGATTATGGAATCTATCTAACCAATTAATTGAATCTTGTAATATATCTTTATTAATAGGATATTTCCTGCTATCTGAGAATTCTATATTATAATTTTCTTTTAAATAATCACTAATTTCTTTCTTATTTTTATATTGCTTGTCAGCAGGTTGTGTTTCGCTCCATTTAATTTCTTTTGGCGCTTCTTTCTTTGTATTATCGGCAAATTTAGTTTGTATTTCCGTAGGAGTAGTAATTTTAATAGATGTTTTATCATCACCTGCTTTAATCCATTTATCAATATCAGGAATAGTCTCCCCATTGCTCCAATTATTCATCATTTTGATACATTTATCAAAATCCTCTAAAACCTCTGTAAAATAGCACAAGCAATTAGGATGCTGCAAAGGCACTTCATCTGGCTTAAATACTCTGCCTTCATAATCATCACATATATCTTTTTTCCCATGCATTCTAGATGAATGACTAGCACTTAAATTCCATTTAAGACCTTTACTAAAAGGATTTTTCTTAGAATTTTGTATTATTGTTTCTGTTTGAGCATGAGTTATTGATGTTCTTGCTAGCCTTCTTGCCTGGTAGGATATATTCTCTCCACCTATTCCGTCTTTGAATGTCTTAGGGGTAATACGATTCTTTGGATTTACGTATTTCTCTAACTCTTTTGCTAGATCTCTAACATTAGCACCTTTAGCAATATTATCTTTAATTATTGTATCAATTTTATTACAATTATCACCAGTAATATTCCAAATTCTTTTACTTAAAGTTTTTCCATCTTTATAATATTCACCTGCTATTAGCTGTTTCACAGAATCATTTGATATTTTAGTTATAGTTCTCTTTAAAGCTTCTTTTGTTTTTACATTTGGTGCAATTGTATCAACAAAACTAAGTTGAACACCATTCTGAATATTAGAGCTCTTTGAAATATTACTCTCAATTGTTCTATTAAGATTATTATATAATTCATTTCTATATTCATTAATAACCTTATAAGTCTCTATTTTATGAACTTTTGTCCTAGAATCAGTCATATTTAAAATATCGCCGATAAGTTTATCCCCTGCATCATTGTAAATTTTAAATAATTCTTTTTCCTGTTCAAAATTTAAATTTATAAATTCATTTCTTGCCTGAAGTATTCTCTTTTGATACTCATTCATGGCTATTCACCACTACTAGTATTATCTAAATTATTATCCAAATTGTTATCATCATTCAAATCAATATTATTTAATTCACTTTGCAGTCCTCCTGGAATAGAATCTTGTGCATTAATTAATTGATATTTTTCATTAAGTATTTCATTCCATTCGTCTTCTGCGTTCTCAGTATCTGTAAAATCTTTGATGTAAGATTGATGTGATCTTACTCCTTCATCTACTTCTTTCATTGCTAATTCTTTTTTACTTTCTTCATCACTTGGCAATGGATAATTATGTTCAAATAACGTAGTGTATTTCAAATCATTCCATTTCTGATTGTAAAGTTTCGAATAACATACCATTGAAGCTTCTTTAATGAATTTAAATAGACCAAGAAAAGCCGGAATCCAATCAGTCCACTTTTCTTCACATCTTGCTATTAAATCATTATATAAATATTCCATAGCTTTACCACTTGGAATATTGCTCATATCCTTTAATCTTGGCATATCCATTAAGAAATTCATGTCTGCCTCTGCTCTATCCAAATATAATTCAACTGCAGCACTGTTTCCCATATTATATTCTAACCGCTGAATTTGTGCTTGCTTTCCTGAACCTATTACATCTTCTCTTGTTTTAACTGCGTGTAGAGCTCCAGGTGCTATCTTGAATTTATTAACATCCTCTTCATGGCCATCAATTACAGATTCAGCTCCAAACATTTGAAACTTTAATGCATCTCTAAAATCTGATATTGTCTTATTATATTGTATTTGAGTATCTACTAATTCCTCAACATCAGATTCTCCAAAAGTATCATTTAATTCTCCACCATTCTTAATAAGCCAACATGGTATAGTAGAAAAACCTGTATCAAAATCTTCTGTTAAATTTTCCTGCAGATCTGCATCAAAATAGATTTCTTTTTTATACCACGCTTGTCGTTCTTTATTTTCTGTAAAATTATAATAATAGGTGTGAAGATAATATATTTTTTCTGAGTCACTATCTTTTAATGCATTTTCATCATCTTCTTCAAAGAACTTAACATAAAGTAATTTTCCATTTTTCTCTTTATAATAAAGATCCTCTATGGATTCATACTTTATAACCATTGGTGAATTAGGATTCGCCTCTACTCTAAGCAAAACCCTCTTTTTAATTGTTGCTTCAAGAAAAGCTTTTTTAGTCATTGACCAAAAATTATTATTATCCAGTATATCTTCTATAAATTTTCTAAGTTCTTCACAAGAATCTTTATCTTTTTTATTATCCGGCTTAATTTTAACTGTTGGTTCAACTCCAAACATCCATCTAGCTTGTTTCTTTAAAAGTGGCTTTACTTTATTTCTTATTTCTTGTGTGGGATTATAGTCACAATTATCATTAACTTCCCAATTCTGACCTAATAAAGCCTTATCTTCTGCAATATCTTTTAAAGGTATCTTACACTTACCATCATAGAAAATATAATTTTTCCTTATTATTTCTCTCTCTATTCTTTCTTTTAATGGCAACTGCAATAATGTATTTTTTATTGTATTTACCATATTCTCGTTAAAATCGTAATACATCAGATTTCATCCTCCCTTCTAAGTAATTAATTTATGTTTATAAAAGTACACTTTTTTAAACATAGATTCTATTTAAATCGAATCCCTTAAAATCATAAGTAATTTTCTAATTTATAAACACTATTTTTTCACAGACTTTTATAAACACTTTTCTAAAATACTGTTTTTGTTCTGTTGTAAGGATCTTTTGTTGCATTAGAAACTCCCTTACCTTTTTGAAATACAGAATCATCATAATTTTCTTCATTCCCAATTTTAAGCTTATCATTTATTGAATATCTCAAAGCTGCCATAGCATCATCCATAAATTCTACTGGTTCATCTAAATACAATCCTGTCTTTTCATCCTTCTTCCATTTCCACTGTCCAATTTCTTTTGTAGTATCAATACATGCAGGATGAATGTGTATTTTAGTTTGCTTTAAATAATCTATTTGAGCCTTAACACTTCCAGGAACCTTTTTAACACCAGCAGCATTATATCCTGCTTTTCTCCACATCTTTATCCTATCGGGTTCAGCGCTATCGCAATACATTCTTAAATTCTTTTCAAATTGTCTTCTATTTGCTATTTCAATAATTTCAGACGTATCCATTTCATGTACATATATTTCATTACATACATATAATTCTCCATCTTTAAAACCAATTCTTAAAATAGCATTAGCATGATTAAATCCAAAGTCTTGAGCTAGTCTCATATTGTCAAACATTTCAAATTCTGTTGGGAATTCATGTATTGTATAGTTATGAAGAATAATTCCTCCAGTTTCTCCCCATTCACCTAATCCATATACTTTATATCCTTCTGGATCTTGTTCTTTTCTCATCATCATTCTTCGATGATAAGCTGCATCAATAAATCTATTTGTTACATATGTTGAATGATGAGTGAAAATATCTTCACTCTTATAATCAAAATACTTTCTCTTTATCCAATGTGAAGCCGAAACTGGATTGAAAGTATACGTTATTTGATAGTATAAATTAGGATTATCTAAAATACCTCTTAAACGGTCATCTAATATATCTACATCACTTTCCATAAGCTCTGTAGCTTCTTCACACCATATCCAAATCAATTTACCATTAGGAAAATTAATAGATTTTAATTTTTCTCTCTGTTTTGCATCATTAACACCTCTAAAAATAATAGAATTTCCTGTAACTCTGCTAGTTATCTCCAAAGGACTTAGCTTCATGATCCAATACCTATCAGCATATTCACCATATATTCTATTAATAGCTCCTGTTAATTCTGCATAAGTGGAATATTTATGGGTAGCTTCTGATTTTCTTACAGCTAAAAGATTAGCACCTTTATATCTCATGTCACCAAGCTTTAATATGTAATCTTGAGCCACATCAACAGATTTTCCACTACCTGCAGATCCTTTCATTGCTCTATATCTTTTTCTAGTAAGATTGGCTTCCCTGAAAATAGGATTAAATTGTGCTTTAACTACTTCCATTCGCATCACCATAGTCTATTACTATTTTCAGCTCATTATCTAAACCTTTATCTGCATTAGATATCTCTGCCTTTAGTTTTTCAACTCTTAATCTTTGCTCTTCAGTTGCTAAATCCCAACTCTTATGAAGTAATTCTTCATATTTACTAATCATATTTTGTAGCGTAGTCATAGCTTTACTTTGAGCAGTTAAAAAAGTTGCTTGTCTCTCCCATGCAAATTGAAATTCGTATTCTTCTTCTCTATAAATCTCAACCGATGTTTTCTTTCCTGTCTTTTTATCAGTTTCAACATCATTTTGAGTTTTAATTTTCTTAAGCTCTTTTATCATTTCCTCTTTATTTTTTACATGCATTATTTTTTGGCTTCTAATGACTAATGCAAATTGTAATTGAATATTGTTCCAGAGTATATCTAATGAGTTTAAGCCTGACTCAGCTGTTTCCTGTATTATCTTTTTGGTAGCTGCCGGAAGATACTTTCTTAAAAAACCTTTTTCTAAATGTTTTGTAGGATTATAATAATCTCCATGCTGTAAATTGTTCAAATTTCCCTTAGGTGCTCCACCTTTGTTCCCTACTGCATTCTTGTTTCCAAATGGAGCTCCTACCTTACCATTTAATTTTATATCCCATTCATCATTCTTCTTCCAAGAATAAATATTAACTGGTTTTTCTCCTAGTATTTCAGCTATTTCTTTAGGAGTAATCTTTCCATCATGCTCTTTATAAATTTCAAATGCGTTATCTCTGTTTGGGCTTCTTGTCTTTCCCATAGTTACCTCCATAACAAAAGCACCTGGTTAAACCAAGTGCTTTATTTCTTTACGATTTATTTAATTTCTAGTCATTTTCAAGCTCAGTAATTAATTCTTTTGTTTTTTTATCAAATCGTCCAATTTTATACTTTTGAGGACTCATATTAACATGCCAATTATCTTCCACACTTAGATTATTGAGAATATATAATTCAAATGATTCTTGATATCGATCTCCAAACCTATTTTCCAAGATCAATTCAATATTTATCTTCTTTTGTAATATATCTTTAATTTTATCTTTTGAGAAATAAAAAAATACTTCTTTTGAATCGCCTACATTCAGATATAACTTATTGTTTGATTTATTAGTTGTGTTATTTGTCCAGTGGACAATATTTGAACCATCATCTTTAGTTGAATTTCCATTTTTAAAATTAACTAGAGTATATGTATTACTTGTATTAATAAGCTTTAATTTTAAACAGGCTACAGCCGAATCGAACTGATTAAGTCGTCCAATTTCGATGCATACTCCTTGATTAAATCTTTCCATATCTATTAAAGAATATTCTCCTAAATCCCAATCAGCTACAAGAATAAATGGTTGAAAATCAAATATTAATCTTCTGTTTTCAATAGAACTAATGCGCTTGTTTATATAATTTGATTTTATATTTTGCCATAATGCTAATACTCCTAAAGAAATTGTTCCTATAAATGTAAGAACTGAACCATAAAAGGATAGAAATTCTCCAGCCTTGATATAGTCAGGTAAAAGTGGAAACCAGTGACCTATAAAATATATACACCATATAATAATAGGAATCAAAAAGCTTATAGATATAGCAATTTTTATTTTTAAATAGAAAGTTGGATAATCTGATTTTAATTGGCTAATTAATAGTTTAATTTCTTTTTCTTTATCAGTCATATAAAAGCACCTCTATATTTTTATATAGTTTTCTTCCAAGAATTTCTAACTACTCCTTGAATCTCCTATTTTCATCTTGCAATTCTTTAATCCTCTTATCATTAGACTACTACAAAGTGTATCTGCTTATTTACTACATAACCTATAAATTATTCAATAAAAAAATCTACTAGTTTAAAAATTATTATCATTTAACTTCACTTTCTAATTTCTGAAATAACTCTTTTTTATATTTATAATATGTGTTTCTTGCTAGTCCTGCCAGCTTCATAGTTTCAACATCATTCAATGATCCCTGAAAATCTTTACTATATTTTAATATTTGTTCTTTCGCTTCAATACTTTTTTTTGTAGTTAATTTAATTCCTTTTTTCTGTCCAATCTGTCTTCCATTTAATCTAGCTGTTTCTATTCCTTCTTTTGTTCTCTGATGTAGATCCGCTACTTCTTTTTCTGATTGTATGAAAGCTAGTTTTATTTGTTCTTTTGCCAGAGCTAACAAATACTTATTTATACCATCTAATATAAAATCAACATTAGTACCTGTCATTTCAACATTATTTGTAAGTGCCTTTTTATAGGTGCTTGTGTTTATGTGCTGTTCTCTTAAGAATATCAATTCTATACCTTTATTAAATAATTCCTCATATAGCTTATATCCTTCTTCAGCATTTCTGCTCATACGTGATACAGAGTCAAATACTATTGTATCGCCTTCTGAAATCTTACTTAACAATTTATTAAACTCTTTTCTACCTTCTATTTTAGTTCCAGTAAATGCTTCATCAATTATTATTACATTAGGATATTCTGCTAATATATTTCTATGTTGTCGCTCTATTGATTGTTTATTAGTTGATATTCTGCAATAACCATATATTTTATTCATTGCTCTCACCCCGTATATTTGTAATATCATTTTTAACGTTCGTCTATTTTGATACTATCACTATATCAGATTTAAAATAGAATATCAATAAATTTTAATACATTTTAAGCGCACGTTAGTTTTGATACTTTTTTTATACACTCATTTAGCTATACCCTAAATGTACATAATAATATTATAATTTACGATTGTTTTTTAAATCTCAGTTTTTCAAAAAATTAACTGTCTAATCTCGAACATTAAAATAGGCAACAATAGTAGCAAATGTTTGTGATATAGCATTCGCTATAAGCACCATACCAAGTATGCAAAATGTTTTTATAATATTCTGCGGAAAACTTACAGCTATATTAAAAATAGGAATTTCCATACTCCATTCTGGTATAATTCCAACTATATATGATAAAACATAGCAAAATATTGCTGCAGATATAAGAATGCCAATGTCACCAATAAATCTAAGTATTATTTCTTTTTTATTAATATTACTATTTGTTACATTATTATTAAATGGAATTGCGAAAATAGCTATTCCCATAGCTCCAATTACTATTACAATATTTAATGCAAATTGTGATATTTCTTTTAAATCTTTAGCCTCAAAATTTACTTTCCATCCAAATATCCCAATAAGAAGTGCTGATAAAAGAGATATACTTACAACTATTTTTTTACTTACCTTGAATGGAGTAAATACTAACCCAGGCACACTATTATATTTAGTATCATTATCATTTTGAAGTACTTTTTTATTACTAGAATTGTTCATTTTTTTAGGTATTTGTTTTTTACTATTACGACTCATAACTATACTTGCCTCCATTATCAAATAATTATTATAAGTCCATTATATCATGTTTACTAAATGTTATATTTTTATGCTTTACTTCACACCTACTTTCCTATATCAAAATATATCTTAATTTTTTATATAACGAAGTCCAAGTAAACCCTGTTATTCCAATACATAATGAAAATAACAATTGAGTTGTACCTGGGTTATTTTTTATATAATCCAATTTCTTTGCAAGATTTGATAATGATCCTTCATGGTCCATTTTCACTACTTCAATTTTTTCTGATTTATGAGTGTATATAAACTCACTTACTGAAAGAGTAAGTCATTTCCAATTTTCTTTTTCTACAATATATGCATTAATTTTTTTCACCTTTTAAACTCGTCTATAGAAAAGTGAGTTTTTAATGGTAAAAAAATATTAAAAAATGTAGTCATTCATAGTTTTAGCTGAATCTTCTCCAATATCATCATCCACTCCAATATAAGCTAATGTCGTTTCTCTTTTAGCATGTCCAAATAATCTTTGAACAAAATTTATATCTTTTTCATGTTTGATATATTGTCTATATCCATATGATTTTCTAGGTGTATGGGTACCGATAGTCTCAGATTCTTTACATATCCCTAACTCAACAGCTACATTTTTATATATCTTTCCTAATCGATCACGTCTTACATGCTGTTTCAATCCTCCTCTTCCACTAGATCTTGGAGCAGGATAAATATAGGCCGCATCACTTTTTCCATAGACATAATCTTTTAACACATTTAGTAACTTACTTGGAATAATCTCTTCACGTTCAAACTTCTTCTTTCTTGAATGTTCTGTTTTTTCTTCTAGTATACTTATTCTTCCTGTTTCTATGGATTTTTTTATATCAGAAACGGTTAACTTTACTAAGTCTCCACCTCTAAATCCAGTTCCTATAGCTATTGTCCATAGTATATAAGCTGGATAATCAACTTCTTTTAACCTTAATGCAATTCTTTTTAAGTCTTCAGGTTTTTTTATTGTCATTGATGTATTTTTGCCCTTCTTCTTCACCCTGAACGCACCTGCCTAAGTGCACCATGTTTCCTCTTATATGCAGCATGATCCATGCACTTTCTAAAATCATCTGCTTCACCTATAGGCGTTACATTTTTGCAACCACAATGAGAGCATGAAATAAAACCACCATTCCTTAGTGTATCTTGTACCTCTTCTGTTACTAAAATAGTCTCTTTCTTGCATTTTGACCTTTCACATAAAAAAGTTGTATAAATTGATTCCATGCTCTCACCATCCTTTCAATAAAAAATGAGCTACCTATTAATTTAGTAGCTCATTACTTGTATCTTTATATTTTTTTGTAACTCTTTTTTCATACAATTCTTTACTATCAATATTTTTTAATCTTTTAGGGACATCCCAAGTCAAAGTTTCTTCGGGAGCATATACAACTATATCTCCATTTTCTTTCGTTCTATAAATGCTTGGGTTTATCTTTATAAATGTTCCATCAGACATACACCTTGTAGCTTCATAATTTATAGCCTTTTCAGCTTCTTTCTTTTGAAGTCTAACCTTTTTATGCTGTAACTTACTTTGACTAAAATTTCTTTGTATACACTTTTCAACTGACTTAACATTAAGTTTCATTTTTTTTGCTATTTCGTTAGCATTAAGTCCTTCTTCAAGATATAATCTCTTAACTAGTTCCTTATCTACTATTACCTTCAAAACCAGTCCCTCCTCTAAAAAAGCGTATAATTCACCCAAACCAAAAAAGGAGACATCATTAACTTTTCACAATTTATTGTTTAAATATATTATATTTTATAAGTCTCTTTTTGCCTAGATGACATTTTTGCGACATAAAAGCGACATTAACGTGACATTAGTGCGACATTTTTCAAAGTCTTTTCTAGCCTCTGAACTTGTCTCCTACTTATTCCTATAATCATTGCCGAATCCACTTGTGTGTATCCTTTGACAAATCTTAGATATTTTACTTTATCTTTTGTTCTTTTAAGTTTATTTATATATGCCTTATCCTTCTCTTGATCTGAGATAGATATGTCTATCTCCCTTTTGATTGTCTCTCTACTCATAATCTCCTCCTATTTCTCTAAAAGTTAACTATTCTTTAACATCTATTTCTATTCCTCTTGTTACAGAAAGACTTATAATTGGACTCTTTACACATTTTCAATTCAAATTTCATTTTATCCCCCCAGAAATTCTCCAAATATAAGTATTACGCAGTATTTATATATAAAAAATACCGCAAATTCATTTTTGTGAATAATGCGGTATTTTCCCAATATTTTTAATTAATCTATAAAAGCACTGTTTTTAATTTGTTTTATTTAGTAAAATGCTTTGCTCTAATTCGGCACTTGCTTGTACATATAAATTCTTATATTCTATGTCAGGAATACTAAATATATATCCATTCCCTGTATCAATAACCTTAATAAAGAAAAACATAGTCTTAATGTTTGTTATTACTCTGTTTCTACTCTCTCCAGATTCAATCGATTCTTTTGTTTTTGGGGATGAATTAAGAAATGAAGAAGACATCTCATTAAACATATCTTTAATAACTTCATCGATTTCCGAGTAAGATATATGTGTATCAAGTCTACCATTAAGAACAAATATAAGAACTTTTCTTGGTCCATTTGCTAATGTTGTAATTGATAATAAAGCTATTTTTTTTTCCTGTAGCTTACTCCTAGTAATATATTGCTCGTATATTTTAGTATCTTCATCCAATTTTTTTTTCAATATTTTATAGCTGTTTTCCAGTTGATTTATCTTTCTACTATCAACTGCATTTATAATTCCTAAAGCAGCCCAAACAGCAACTGCAATAGCAATTATAGCTAAAACAATAGTTGTATATGTTGTAAATGTAGACTTTTCTTTCTCAATTTCGGTAATTGTACCAGTTTTTAATGATTGCATTTGCTTATTTACTTCTGTTTCAATTTGCTTATTTATATCTTCCACTGACAATTGGCTATTATTCTCCAATTTGTTATCTGATGTCGCATACGTATAATTACAAAAACACAACAATAAAATTATAGTCATAAATAAACATTTATATAAATTCCTTATTTTCATTAGTTCACCACCAATTATAGTTTCTATATATATTGAAAATTATACCACATATTATTTAGATATACATCATTTTACTACCGCATTATTCAATTTTCAAAGATCAATTTAAATTTATTACATATCCTCTAAAATTTTATTTTCTGCTGTTTCACACCATAACGGAATGACGCACTAAATCTGTTCCCATTTGATCTCTTTAAGTTCACCATATTTTTCTGTATATCTATCCATTAGAACTTCATTTATTTGTCCATCTGTGTAATGACTAGGAAAATCATCTGTTTCCTCAATTTCTTCATTATTGGCTTTTATTATAGTAACCTCAATTAATATATACTCCTCTTGTTTAGATGCATCTGGACCTTCTCCATACATTTCCCAGCACGCTTTACTATTTGGAATCATAAACACACATCTATCTCCCGTCACACTACATTTATAACCTTCATCCATATCCCATTTTGAACATTTACAACTCATTTTTCTTCCCCACTTTCTATTTGCAATATGTCTGCAACATCTTTTAATGTTATTCCTTTTTCAAACCTATCAATTTGCATAAATTCTTCAAAAATATCCTCTGCATATTCTTTTAAGATTTCCTCTTTTTTCTCTTCTGGAATATCTTTACTCTGCTCTTCGATTTCTTTTCTACATAGGTAATACGGTAATAGAAATTTTATTAATTCTGATCTATTTTCAATTAATGCCCTGGCACAATTTATCAAAGGCTTTGCAATATCTTTATTATTGTTGTTTACATATTCATTATCCATAGCTTCAAAATCATTTCGGATATTTATATCAACAATAAGTAACCCATCAATATTAATTTTCTTTCCTTCTTCACTCATTGTTCTACCTCGCTTTCTTACTAAAATTGCGTAAAAAAATACCGCAAATTCTTTCTGAATAATGCGGTATTTAAACTCTTATAGTGCTTTAATATTTTTAGTAGTTTCTTGCGATTTTTTTAGCGATTCATTAATTAAACTAATACTATCATTGTCAAATTCATTTTTGAGAGCAAAAAATTTTTCAGAATACTCTAGAAATTTTTCCTCTTCCAGCGTGTTTGTACATTTTCTATAAAATAGTATTTCTCTCGATAAGCCTGTTAATTTTATACAGTATTTTGATATATTAGAACATAATTCAGTGCTACCTTTCAAATTGTAGAAGATCGTAACTGCTGAAGCTAATGTGCTTAAAACAAAAGCAATAGAAGTTGATATCTCTCCCAATTTTAGACCTAACAAAATAGTTGTGAGAGTTGTGAATATTATTTGAATACGTCTTATACGCTGATTTCGCTTTTGCATTTTACTTACAAATGGAGCATTGTTTTCAACAGTAGTAACAATAGTATCTAACAAATAATCAAATTTTTCTTCAATTTTAACAGACATAATTCTTTCCCCCTAATCATAAATCTAGTAAAAATTATAGCATGTATTCTATGACTTTTCACTAAATTTAGTAGTTAGTGAGCCTTGTTCCATTACCGCATTATTCAATTTTCAAAGATCAATTTTTTATTTTTAATTTACTACACAATATCTACATCTTACGAATTTATTATTTTAAAATTTTTCCTTTGTTTGTTAGCGTATAAATCAATATAATATTTGCTCATCTTAAACTCGCTACATTCAAATTTCACAATGTTTTTACTTAATGTTTCATCATCCATTCCATAAAAATAACATTCATCACAGTTCCAACATGGTTCATCTAATGTTCTTGCTTCTTCTATTGTTGTATTAGATACATGCAATTCACAATTTTTCATGCATTTACTACACTTACATACACTATCGCATATTGTTGCATCCCATTGCATTTCTAATTTATCTACTGGCTTTCCTTCATTTTCAAAAAAACTTAGTTGATTGACTTCTTTACTATATTCATTTTCATAGTCCATTTAACCAACTTCCTCTACTTGTATTCTTAAACTACTAACTTTCTATATTCATGTTTAAGATTTTCCTGACTTAATCGAGCATAATTTTGATGTGTAGTGGTTGGTGTAGTATGTCCTAATATTTCTTGAACTCCTACAATTGACATTCCACTATTTAATAATGTAGTTGCCTGAGTCCTTCTAAACTTATGAGCATGGACTCTTTCAGTTACATCTGTTCTTTTCCTTATTCTAGTTAACATTAACTGTAATGCTCTTACTTTGATATGATTGTGTGGAGCTTTCTCAGATAAAAATAAATATTCTGATATACCTTCTCTAGTTTCAATATACTTTTTCATATGAATCTTTGCTTTAGTTGAGAAGAAAACAACTCTCTGCTTACTACCCTTGCCAGTTACAATAATGCTTTTTTCATTCCAGTTTATATCATCTAGTTTTATATTCTTTAATTCACTAATTCTACAGGCTGTACTTGTAAGTAATTCAAAGAAAGTTTTTTCACGTTCTGTATTACATGCATCTCTTAAACTTTCAAGACTTTCTTGTTTATAGCATTTTTGAATTATTTTAGGAACTTTAGTTTGTTTTAATTTACTTGCTGGATTAGCAAATATATACTCCTCATTTTGTAGCCATCCAAAAAAACCTTTTAGGCATGTTATATATCCATTTATTGTTGATGGCTGCTTATTTGTACTCATAAGTTGTAAAAACATTCTCAAATCCATTGTTGTTATAGTTGAAACTGGCTTTGTAAAAAATAGATCTAATTTGTTAAGAAATAATCTGTAATTGGTTAAAGTCTTTTCACTTAGTCCTTCTAATCTCTTACATGCAATAAATATTTGTGCTTTCACTTCAATATCACTTGCAACTAGATCCTTACATTTTGTATTAATTTCATAATCATATAAAGTTTCATCTATTTTATTCTTCACTTCTAATTGAAAAGATAAATCCTGTTCCAATACCGGCATTAATAAAGTTAATTTTCCTAGTAGTCTTATGCTCAATTCATCATTTAACATTCCCTAATTCTCCTATACATTTTTTGTAAGATTTTAAAGTCTACTATCATCAAATAAAAATTTTTCTCTTTTTAGCGCTTCTCCACTATTACTTTCAATATCACATTCTCTAACTTCATATAGACTTCTATATTTTTTATATGTTATTGCTGTAGTTTCCTTTATTTTAAATGTATCAACTAAGCCTTTTAATATTTTCTCCCTTGGAGCATCCTTATTTTTATTCAAGAAATCACGTATCTTTTTAGGTATAGCCACATCTCTTCCCTCTTTTCTAATTTACAATTTGGGTAATATACCACATATCAAATATTTCATCTGGCAATATGTATGTACACTTTTGCCAATTTGTTATTGTTGAATTATAAAACTTCAAATTCTTCTCTTTTGAAAATTTTTCTATTATATAACTATCACCACTGCTTTTGCTTGTAATAATTACATTCCCATCTAGACCACTTACCCAGGCTTCAATAAACGTATATTCTTTTGACTTATCGATTTTATTAATATCCATATTTCCACCTTTCTTATATTTTTATAAAGAGAGCTTTACGCCCTCTTATTTTTCTGCAGTAACTTTAACATTAACTTGTAACCCCTAATGCTCCGTATAGTCCTGCAGGTTAATTATGTTTGTGTATTTAACCAATTTACACATGTTTGATGTTTATTATCGTTTCTACATATAAGTGCAAGATCACATATGCCTGTACATCCATTTCCACCATTACACCTACTACATATGAAATTGGCTAATTCTTCTATATTCATTTCTTTTATTCTGTCAATTACTTTCTTAGCCATATATTCTGGTACTATCTGCTGTACTACTTCACCAGATTTTATATCCACAACATCATTTCCAATAATGGTCAAATTAATATTTTTAACTTCTGTTTCGCTTTCCGAAACGGGCACTGTTTCTTTTATGGTTTCTTTTACTATAGTTGTTATATCCTTTGGCTTTACTTCTTCTCCAATAACTATCTTATTTACTATTTCTTTCTGTTTATCTTGCGGTAATTTACTTGTTTCATATGCTGCTGTAATTCCCAAATTACCTTTTTTAAATTCTTCCTTCGCTTCTTCTGTAAGATTATTATTAATGCTCTCCATCCTTGCTACTTGTGTAGATGAAGTACTTAATATGTCTGCTATTATTTCTCTAACTCTACCAGGCAATTTTTCCTTTTTCTTATATTCAAGTAAAAGAGTTTTTAACTTTTCGGCTTGCTTAGTTTTCTCCCAATCTGTAAGCTGTCTAGCTGTCGAATTTGTTATTAATAATAATAGTTTATCTTTAATTGAATCCTCTTCATTCTCTACCTTACATGGAGCATATTTAAATTGTGTTTTACCTTCTTCAAACAATTTTTTTAAAGCTAAATACCTTCTATGTCCTGCTATAATTTCATATTTTGTGTCCGAATCGGACACATTTTTATTATCTACTTTCTTAACAACCAAGTTTTGTTGAACACCAAATATCTCAATTGAATCCTTAAGCTCTTTAAGTTCATCTTCATCTATTGAATAAAAGTTTTCTTCTTCCCATGGAATTAAATCATTAATATCTATTGGAATAGTCTTGAATTTTGTAACTTTTTCTCTATTAACTTCATTATTTTCTGAACTACTGCCAATTAGTTCAAACATATTAAACTTACCCATTCTCTTTTCCTCACATAATCAATTCTTTTAAGAATTTAAAAATTCTTCAACTAAATCCATATAATCTTTAGCTGCATTACATCTTTTTGAACATTCTAAAATTGGCTTATTCTCAAAAGAACTTTCATCAATCTTTACTGTTCTCCTAATATGTGTCTTAAACATTGGATAACCTGTATTATTATTTAAATAATCCTCTCCCTGAATGTTCACTTGATTTTTAGCAAATTGAGTAATAAAACAGCCTTTTAACTTAAGATCTGGATTCATTTCTTTGGCATAATCTATTTGCTCTATTAATTCCTTCATCCCATCAAACGTAAATTGATCTATCTTTAATGGTATTAATATTTCATTACTTGCTACCATCGCATTTATAACTGAAACATTAATATCTGGTGGATTATCTATCACAGCATAATCATAATTATCTTTTACATTGTCTAAAGCTTTTCTAAGTATATATTGTTGTGGTCTGCTAGAATCCATAATTACGCTAAGATTTGCTTTAGCTAGTCCCATATTTGCAGGAATTACATCTAAATTTTTATATCTTGTCTCAGCAATAACATCTTCTATATCAATATTTCTATTAATCATAATATCTGCAATGCTTAATTCATCTTCATTATGCAATCCAAATAATTTAGTTGTATTTCCTTGTTTATCATTATCTATAAGTAGCACTTTTTTGCCATATACTGTGGACAAAATGTGAGCAATGTTAATACTACTCATTGTTTTTGCAACTCCACCCTTAAGATTAATAATACTTATAACTTTCATACTCATAATTTCAAACCTCTTCTCTCATTATTTTTTACTTACAATGTAAAATTCTTCTCTTTATTCTGTTTATATTGTCCATACTGTTCATAAAAGCTTGTTTCTTACCTTCATTCTCCAATTGTCTCTTTTTAGCTATGTCTCTAATCGTTCTTTGTGCTAATTCATGTGGTGTCATTTTTCTACATTCCATCAAACACACCTTCTTTAACAATTGTTTTAGACTTTTCTAAATACTTAGTTAATTTTTCTGATGCTTCTTGCCATCCATAGCAAACCTCAACATAATACCCTTGTTCAATTAAATCCTTGATCCATTTTTTCTGCTTATTAGTGGGTTTATTATCTCCAACTTTCATTTCTATATAAGCACCATGATAACCACCCCTAGGTACTGGCAATGCTAAATCCGGTACTCCTGCTTTAACTCCTTGTCTCTTAAGTGAAACAGCTTCTTTTTTATCACGCCTTCCACCGTTTGGCACATGATATAACAAATCTAATTCTGGAAACTCTTGAGCAGCCCACATTGCCCACTGAAATAAACATATCTGTTCTTGAGATTCTTTTGCTGAAAACATATAATTCCTCCTATTCTCTTTTGACTTCATTTGCAATTTTTATCATTGTATATTTTAAATATCCATAACCAGTAAATTTATTTACACCTTTAAATATGGAATTTTTATCTATGTAATAGCCTTTCTTTGCTTTTGGAACTGATTTATACCATTCTCTTGTGCTAATAATTATTTTATTTGGTTCAGGTATTAATAGATTTTTGCTGCAGTTCCATCTCTTACTTTGCAGTTCTTTGCTTTTACATGTTTGTTTTATTAAATAAGATGCTAATTCTGCATACTGTCCGGTCTCATCTAAAGGGAAAACTTTAACTCTTCCCTTCGTCCAACATTTTTGAAGTATCTTGGTGTCTATATGATTTATAACCAGATGATGATGCCTGGCACCTTTACTCCCAACTTCCATTACATGTATATACTTTAATTCCTTGCCTTGTTTTTTATATTCTTTTCTAAGTTCTCTAAGAGCTTTATCTATATCTTCTCTCATTTGCTCTTTTGTATCTGGTCTTTCATCTTTTCTATAATCAAATACTGTATGAAAATCTCCTTCTCCATAATTTGCATTTATTCTCTGTCTTAATTTTTTCTCTGCTAATTTTAAATTTATCTCTTGTTGATCTTCTGTAGTTTTATTTACAACTTCTCCTCTTTTTACCCCTTTAGCTTTATATCTAAGGGTATAGTATTTTTCCACCTCTACTGTTTTACCAGCATTAGTTATACTCATAATGTATGGCATATCTATAACCTCACTTGTCATCTTCTGTAAATGTTAAATATCTTTTATATTTGTCCTAAAGTTAATAGATTTATCAAGTCTCAAAGCCTTGATTTCATTTGATTTTTCGCCATACATTTGGTATAATATTTTTAAAGATTTTTTAAGCAAATGTATAGCTTAGGTGAGTATGATTAGGCAAAATCATACTCACTCTTTTTTACATTAATGTAAAAAAATGCTGTACTTTTCATTTGTAAACTTGTCCTCTTTCATTTTTGAGCAACACCATGGGCATTTATAGCCATCTTTAGGTATGCTTTTCTTTATACTTACATTCCAATGCAATCTGCATTTTATGCACTTGATAGTCATAGCATTACTTCTTCATTTCATCTAAGCATCTTGTACAAATATTCTTGCCTTTATAATTTATTACATCCTTCCCTTCGTTGCAGAATATACAAGTCGGCTCATATTTTTTTAATATTATTTGATCTCCATCTGTATATATTTCCATTGGATCACATTCATTTATATCCATTGTTTTTCTTAGTTCCTTTGGAATTACTATCCTTCCTAACTCGTCGACCTTCCTTACTATTCCTGTTGCTTTCATTTTTTATTTCTCCTCTCAATTTTTAAATTATTTTTTATATTAATTTCAACATATGGTAAAATTATGTTGAAAGGGGGGGACTCTATTTATGAAATTAAATCCTGATTGTATTCGAGATATTTTACTTACTGTTGAAGAAGAAACTTCACCTTCATCTCAATTTGTATATAAGCCTTCTGAAAAATACACTAATAGATTTCTTCTAGATGATGAATCAGAAGACGAACATCAAATAATACATGAAAGATTGAAATCTTATACAGATGAAGAAATCTTATATCATATCAATCAATGTGAACTATCTGGCTTTTTTACTAACGTTAATCCATGTACTGGATATTTATATTTCATTCAAGATTTGTCACCACTTGGTCATCAGTTTCTAGCTGATATTCGTTCTGATACCAATTGGAATAAAACTAAAGATATTGCAAAAAAAGTCGGTTCGTTTTCTCTAAACACTTTAAAGGATATTTCTGTAAAAGTTATATCTGATGTTATTTCCAAATCTTTTTAAATTTATTTAAAATGCTGCTGATTGAATTTTTCACTGCCCAATCAGTGGCATTTTTAAGTTCTTCTTCTGTTGGCTTAATATTATTCATTTCCATATAATGAATTGCTCCACATAATCCATGAAAATAAGCAAACCATTTTACTATTGCCAATGCAGCTAATCCTGATACTATTAAAAGTAATATCATCATTTCTTGCCTCCCAATTTATTAAGGCTTATTATTAAGCTTTTCTTTTAATGAAATAAAACTTATTTTCATCTGTTTTAAAGATGAATTTCAAATTGTAATTTTTTAAATCTAATACTCCAACCGCTTCTCCCTTTGGAGATATAAGAATATAATTATTTATATCTTCCATGGCTTGTACTTTTTTAATTTGCTTAACGCTAATTTGTATTGCTCCATTATCGCTTATCAATATTATTATTTTTTATCATCTCCTTTCATCTTCAATTTCAGATTCAACTGGATCAAACCCCTGTTCTATTAATGATGAAAATTCAATTTCCATTTCATTACCTTCTACATTTCCAAATTTAAATTCATATCCTGTTTCCATAACTTTTCTCCCTCTCATTTATTTTTTATTAAAATATCTATTCATATAATCATCTAAATTCTGACTAGCTATTAATGCTTCAATAGAAGCATGTCCATATTTATTAATTGCTTCATGCATCAGTTCTCTTAGCTCCTCTCCCTTTATATCCATCACTTACCCCTTTCTTTAATTTGTTTCACCACTTCTTTCATAGTTGCTTCTCCAAATTTAGCAATTAAACTTTCAGCCATGCTCTTATGAAATTCATTTATTAGTTCTTCGCTTGGTGGATTTTTCTCATAAAATTCAAACTCTCTATTCACCATTTACACTTCTCCTTAAAATAAATTTATTTTGATATTGTATGTATTTTTAAAAATTTCAACCTTATCTTAAGCTGTTTTTATAATTTGAGCTTTTCAAAAATTCTAACTAAATCATAATATCCTGTGTTCTTCTGTTACCTTTTCTATCCATCTATCCAAAGCTCTTCTATCTATAGATGTTCTAGCTCCAACTTTGAAGAAAGGAAAGTCTGTTTTTGGTTTCTCAACAAGCTCTCTTAACTTTTCATGTCCAATGCCCAGGTAATTGGCTGCTTCTTGGATTGAAAAAGTTATCTTTTCAGGTTTTTCAGTTTTTAGCGCTGCCAATATTTCTTTCAATAATTCTTCCATGAAATCAATCTCCTTAAAATAAATTTATTGTATTAGTATGTGCATATTGTAAAATTCTAAACTTATTTTAAGTTATGTATTGGTCTTATCATTTAATATAATGATGAGATCTAATTCTTAATTCAAAGTACCTTTTCATCGCTTCGGTTCTCTTTTCTGGATTTAATTCTCTAACTCCACCTTTAAATATTTGTTGAATATTAATTATTACTTCTTTAGCTTCTTCTGTTAATTCTTGAGTTTCATTCAATAGTTCTTTCATGGAATCAACCTCCTTAAAATAAATTTATTATATTAGTATGTGCACATTGTGGAATTCTAAACTTATTTTAAGTTACTGTTTTATATATTATTTGTTACGTCAAAAATTGCAGCAAGGCTATTTTTCTATAGTTAAACTGAATATAATCGCTTCGAGCTATAAAACGTGATATATAAGTTTTGTTATGTTAATGATTTGATTAAGGCTCTTTAGCCCATTTATCCTATTTTTGTTTTTCCAAAGAGTTAATTAATTCTTTTAATTCTTCCAGATTTAATTTTTTTAAAGTTATCTTTGCAAGTACTCTTGCATAAGCACTTTCTAAAATATCTTTTCCTTCTTTTGTTCCCGGTAATACCAAAGATACTTTCATTGTGCTCCCCCCTATTCATATATCCATAATATGTTTTACCCTTCGCTTGTGTTACTTTGAATTTTCTTCTTTTTAATTTTAAGAACAACTCTTTTCATCATTAACCTCCTCGATCATTTCGTTAATTGAAATACCTAAACCTTTTGCAATTTTTACTGCAGTATCAAAACGAGGATTTGGATTATTCCCTTCTACAATGTCGTACAATGTCGCATACCCAACTTTGCATTTTTTTGCTGCAGAATTAATTGTCATGTTCCTTTTTTTAATAGCTTGTACAATTACTGTTATATTCACTTCGCACCCCCCTATCGGTTTACCGTGATTATGTTTAAATTATATATCGGTAATTTGATAGTGACAAAGTCTATATTTTGCCTTTACAACTTGTTTTTTAATTAAAATCATACTTTTTCTTAAAAAATCTAAAAATTGCTTTTATTGTCTTATCACTTAACCGATATTATTTTTAATATTTGTCGATATACCGATAATTGTTTTTCTTGAAAGTTATCGGAAAACTGATATAATTATATTTAAATAAAAATAAATTATAATTTATTAAAGGATGGTTAATATAATGGAAATTAGTACATTAGGTATGAATATTAAGACTTTAAGAGAGAAAAAGGGATGGAGCGTAAACAAATTAAAAGAAATTAGTTCTGTTGGATATGCAACTCTACATGACATAGAAAGTGGCAAAAGTCAAACAATGAATTCTAAAAGCCTAGAAAAAGTTGCTAGAGCACTTAATACTACAAGTGATGATCTATTAAATATAGAATCTATAGAGTTTGTAGTTGAAGATATCGCAGAAACTATAGATGCTATTTTTGAATCAGAGGAATTAAAATTAGATGGAATAAATTTAAGTGAATACGAAACTGAATTTTTGAAAGACTTCTTCGCCGCAGGAGTAGAGAAAATAAGAAAGAAAAGAGTTGAACAAAAATAATGAACAAAAGAATTGCGATATATAGTAGAAAATCAAAGTTTACTGGAAAAGGCGATTCGATAGAAAACCAAATTGAAATGTGTAAGGATTACATAGAAAAAAATATAGGCACAAATACTGAAATAACTGTATATGAGGATGAAGGTTTTAGTGGCGGAAATCTTGATAGACCTAAGTTTAAAAAATTAATGTCTGATATTAAAAATAAAAAAAACGATATCTTAATATGTTATAGATTAGATCGTATTTCTAGAAATGTTGCAGATTTCTCTTCAACATTAGAATTGCTACAAGCTAATAATTGTGATTTTATATCAATAAAAGAACAATTTGACACTAGTACGCCTATGGGAAGAGCAATGATATATATTGCTAGTGTATTTGCTCAATTAGAGCGTGAGACAATAGCAGAGCGCGTTAAAGATAATATGCTTGAAATGGCAAAAAACGGTCGATGGACTGGCGGAAAAATCCCACTCGGTTTTCATTCTGAAAAAATAAAAGTAATCGACGAACAAGGATTAACAAGAGAAACTCCACAATTAATTGTTAATGATGAAGAAATACAATTTGTTAAGTTTCTATATGAAAAATATCTAGAATTAGGAAGTTTGCATAAATTAGAGGTATATATAACTCAAAATCAAATTAAATCTAGAAATGGCATTCTATATGAAAAATCTTCACTTAAAATAATTTTGCAGAACCCTATATACGTAAAGGCTAATGAGAATGTTGTAGAATATCTAAAAAATAATAATTGGTCCATTTACGGTGTTGCTGATAATATACATTCTTTATTGACTTACAATAAGACAGAACAAACCAAGAAAAATGGAAAGTATACTAAACAAAATAAGCCTCTAGACGAAAGATTCGCAGCTGTAAGCAACATAAAAGGTTTTATTGATCCACAATTATGGTTAAATGTTCAATATCAGTTTGATAAAAACAGAGATAAATTCCCACGCCTAGGGAAAACACATAATGCTCTTTTGGTTGGAAAGCTAAAGTGTGGAAAATGTAAAGAATATATGTTAATTCAACACGGCAAAGTATCTGCTGTTACTGGGAAAAAATTATTTTATTATACATGTTCACTTAAAAGAAAATCTCACAGATCATTATGCAATAATGATAACGCTAAAGCTGATAAAATTGAAAATCTAGTTTTATTATCTCTAAAAAGTTTAGCCTATAAACAAGATGAATATTTAAATAATATAAAAAAAGGTTACAAAGAAATGACAAGCCAAAAAGGAATTAAAATAGAATTTCTTTCTCTTAAGCAATCATTAAACGAGAAAAAAAATCAAATTGATAATTTAGTAAATAAACTTTCCTTTGCTCCCGAAATATCAGATATATTATTAGAAAAAATAAAAACCTTAAAATCAGAATGTATTGATATAGAAAGCAAAATACATTCATTAAAATCTAATGAAGACAAAGCAAAATTAGAGTTATTAAATATAGAAATTATTAAACAATTATTAGATAAATGCGCAAATATAGAACATCTTACTAGAGACGAGCAAAAAGAAATTATTGACACTTTAATTGATGTTGTTTATTGGTATGGCAATGGAGATGATGAAGGCATAAAAATTAAATTCATAGGCACAAATGAGGAAGATAGCACTATTGAATATACTGAAGCTGAACTGCAATCGATGTTGCAGTTCAGTTCACCTAGCATGGCCCGTATCGAGAAGAATGATATTTTCCGCAAATTCTTTCAAGGCATATTGCTGGCAAACCTTTGTATTAAGCTTGTCATAATTTATATCTTCCTTTGGGACCTTTAACACAACAACACCTTTAGTATCTAATTCGTTTCTAATTTCTTCTGACAAACTTTCCTTTGCTAATTTACATGATCCTGAAAATGCTCCTAATATATCATCACCTCTTTCACCTTGAATAT